CCAAGGGCTGAATACATCATCAAGGCAAATGAATATAGAAGAATACCGGGCTATGTGTAAAACGGCTAACAAGGCTAATTCAGCCGACGCAAAAAGCCGCGCGGCTGATTTAGGCGTTATAGAGCGTTGTCTGCAATTTTTAAAACCTACCGCGTAATATTCGTGTTTGTCCGTATGATCCACAATCTGCTCTACCATCTCAAAAACCGTGTAAAGATCTAACTTCTTGCGCGTCATTGCATCACCTCATCCCATACCTGAAATCCACGTACGTCACCACGTTCCCTTTGTTTATGTATCGGTACCATTCTCCGTTCCGGTAGCAGCGATTGCAGGAGGGTCGTTTATATACCTAATATGCGTACGTTCTTTTTCCAACTTGTCAACGCGCTTTTCCAATCCTTCGATCTGTTCGTTCTTCTTTTTTATCTCTTTTTCTTTATTTGTCAACTTCTTAGCAGCATCTTTCTCGGCCGCAACCATTGCCTTGAACGCTATCAAGTTCGACGCCAGGGCTGCCTTTGCATAATCATTTTCTGATGCCATGATCTCCTTCACGGCATCTATGGCCTGGCTGGTCTCGGGTTCGAGGGGCTCGGGTTCGGTGCGCTCTTTGCCGGTTAGGAGCCAGTTCATAGAGACGCTACGCTTTATGCAAAAACGGAACAAATTTTCCCATGGGACAGTGTTTCGGGTTTTCCAGTTTGAACATACGTTCGGTTCGACATTTAATTCAGTAGCAATATCCTTATTGGCAGTCAGCCCTATTACCTCAGAAACGCGGTTTAGCACTTCCATCATATTCAGCATGTGATTATTTCCTTGACAACAATTCACGCTTCGTGTAGCATCTCACTCCATGAACGATCGAAGACATTTAATTTAATAGAGGTACTTATGGTTCGAACTTTATGGAAAGCGATCTTAGAAAACAAATAAAGCACCTTCTGGTGGATCTGAGTCTTGACGGCCAGGGATCTCAAAAGGCCCTGGCGGCGGCCATAGCCACCCCGGAGGAACCTGTCAACAGCAACTCTCTCTGTATGGCCCTCACGGGGTACAGGAACGGGCCTGGCTCAATTAGGCTGCTGGAGCGGTTATTTAGACATTTGGATTCGTTACCAGACCCGGAGCTGCATAAATAATGGGTGGGGTTTATTTAGAGGGGGACTCCTTAATGACGAATTTCTCGGAAGTAACCGTGGTCGGCTTACCCACGTTCGCCGCCGGGAGCCGTAACCGGCGGGTACTGTGTACTTGCACGGGCCACACCCCCTCCACCCATAAGCTTTCGGTTGCGGAACCGTGTTTCAATCCACGCCCCCGCATAGGGGGGCGACAGTAGGCACAATAAATATTCTATACCACAGGGTTGAAATGACAACAAGAAAAAACCGTCTCGCGTTTTCATTCCTGACAACAACAGGATTTACGTTCTCAAACATTATCTCACTCCTGTTAAAAGAGTCCGGGATACGCAAGGGCGATATTGCCCGGGAAGCGGGCTGCACCACACAATATGTTAACATGGTTTTGTCGGGTTCTCGAACATCTCAGAAAGTCGAGGATGCCGTTTCTCAAGCCCTGGGGTTTTTCCCGTGGGCTTGATTTGTTTTCATGGTACGGATTATGCCAAACAAAAACAAACAACAAAAATTGAAGGGAATTGACGCCACCATGTCTCGATCCGCCACAACCATCACTGACGCGGTATTCGAGCTTGTTGACGAGGTGGGCCTTACCACCCTGGCCAACGAGTTAGATATTGACAAAGCAGCCCTCTCCCGGTTCCGCAGCGGAGAGACGGGACTCACTTTAGATAAATTAGATAACTTATTGAATTATGGACAGGTAATTTTAATTCAAAGGCAGCGTTACAAGCGGTTGGTAGATACGATTATTACCCTCTCGGAGCTCACGAAAGAGGGAATGGGTTTATAGGAGGTGTGCGAAATGACATTAGGTGGATATATAGCAATGGCCATATGCATTACAATTGCCGCGATTATCATCATCTACAAGCAGGATGAGCGATGATCAACGAATCTAACAATCCGTATGATCCGCCGAAGAAAAGCTTTAGCGTGAATTTTCTTAGGGTTTTTGGTTGGCTGAAGAACCGAAAACGGCGCAAATTACGAGCCCGGTTGGAGGCTAATCGTCAGCGCCGAAGACAGGCGTTGCATTTTAAGGAGGATGATGGTCGAGACAGACAGGGTCACGGTTAGGGAGGGTGTGGAAAAGAAGGTTGTTTACATCCACGATCGCGAGCGAAAAACTGCCGATTTCCTGGGAATGACATTGCAGGATTTTCTTAAGCGGAAGGCGGTCTTATTGGAACAGGTGCGAAGTTTAGGAAAGAGGAAAAGAAAATGCCGAGGCTTAATAAAACCGGTTTAGATTATTTCCCATTGGACGTTAGTGTTGATGAAAAATTGGAGCTTATCGAAGCGAAATTTGGCCTCGTAGGGTTTGCTGTTATTATAAAATTATATCAGCGTATTTACAGAAATGGCTATTTTTTAATGCTAACAGAAGAACGGTTATTGTTGTTCGGAAAGAGGGTTAATGTAAACATTAATGAGATAAGTGATATCATTAATGATGCATGCAGGTGGGATATTTTTAATAAAGCGATCTACCGCAAATTTGCGGTTCTCACCAGTCATGGCATCCAGAAACGTTTCGTCGAAGCATCAAAAAGGAGAAAAGAGGTTGATTTTATTCGTGAATACCTGCTCATCAAGGATGTTGAAAAACGGTATCCGGCTGCGGTTAATGTAAACATTAATGAGATAAATACATACAAAACGTTAACAGAAGCCCCCGTAAATGTAAACAGAATGTTAACAATAACCTCTAAAAATGCTGACATCGGTACACAAAGGAAAGGAAAGGAGAGTAAAGTATATAAAAACCTTCCGCAAAATGCTGCCGCATTTGCGGTTGAGGTCGAACCGCAAATCAACCGCAAAGAACCGCAAGCTGCAAATCAACCGCATTTCCCTGGAAATGGAAATTTCTACGTCGGAAAAATTGGCAAAAAAGAAGTTGTACTGAAGGGTGAACTTTTAGATGCTTTTAATCGCTTTTGGTTGGCTTTTAATCTCCAAAAAGGGAAAGCTGAGGCTGCGGGTGCATGGTATCTTCTTAACCCCAATGAAGATTTAATACCCACGATAATTGAGGCCGCTACGATAGAAGCAGAAGAAAGGGTTTCTTTGGTAGCCAGAGGTAAATCACCCAAATGGGCTCAAGGTTGGCTAAACGGCAAACGGTGGGAAGATGAGCAAAGCGTTATCCCTAATTGCCCAGATCCGAGATCCTCGGTTCCGCCAAAAGAGCAACCCAACTACTGGTAGGAGGCAACATGTTTTCCATTCCACAATCTGAGCAATGTCTAATCGGCGGAATTTTAATCAACCCGGACTGTCTGCGTGAAATCAGGGCTGAGTTGGCACCAAACGATTTTTCCAGCGAGAAAAACAAATACCTATTCCAGTCCTTTCTCGATTTGGCCGACAACGGAGACCCCCTGTTGCCTACTGCGATCGTCAACGACCTCCGGAAAAAACAAAACCTCATAAAAGCTGGCGGTTCTGATTACCTGGCCGACATTCTATCAGTCGTCCACACCTCAGCGGGTTGGCGGTACCATATCAAGCAAATCAAAAACTATAAATTAACACAGGCCTTATTGGGCCTTTCAAGCGATATAACCGAAGGAGCCGCCAAGTCTGATGCGCGAGACCTGTTAGCACAGGTCAAAGAGCGGATTGCCGGGATTAAGGCGGGTGATGCAGGTCAGGATGTTGTTGAAATAAGCGATGTCCTTCCCGATGTGGTGTCAAGTCTGGATGGGCAGACGAACCCCGGAATATCTACCGGGTTTTACAGACTTGATGCCTTAATAGGGGGTTGGCAGGCGGGGGACCTGATTATCCTGGCTGGCAGACCGGGAATGGGCAAAAGCGTTCTCGCGAAGGATTTTGCCGAAGCCTCGGGGGTCCCGGTCCTGTTCTTCTCCCTTGAAATGCCAATAGATCAGTTGGTTAAACGGCAGATCTCGGCGCATTCCAACGTCAACTACACGTCAATACGGCGGTCGCGGATAGACAAAAACGGGATGGTCAGGATTATTAAAGCCGCAAACGAATTAGATAAGCTCCCTATCGCATACAACGATAAGGCCAATATGTCGATTGATGAACTGATAGCGACGTGCGAAGCGAGGAAACGAAAACAGGATGTCGGGATGGTTGTTATTGATTACCTCCAGCTTATTAGATCTAACGGGAAAGTCGAACACAGGGAGCGGGAAGTCGCCATGATCTCTGCGAAGCTGAAGGGCCTGGCGCGTAGCTTGAATATTCCCGTTATCTGTCTGGCCCAACTGAACCGCGCATGTGAGATTAGGGGGGGCGATAAGAAGCCGATGCTTTCCGATCTCCGGGAGAGCGGGTCTATCGAGCAGGATGCGGATACTGTGATGTTTATCTGGCGGCAGGCGCAATACGTGGAAACAGAGGAAAATAAACATCAGGCACTATTGCAAATTGCTAAAGGCCGGAATACCGGGACGGGAAAGGTTGGCCTTTATTTCGACGGGAGTAGACAGGTTTTCCGGGATGCGGCAGAAGAAGACGAGGGAGGGACTTTCTAAATGGCTGGAGTCAACAAGATTATCCTAATTGGCAGGCTCGGAAAGGATCCCGAGACCAAGTACACCCAGGACGGAACAGCGGTTTGTAACTTTTCCATTGCAACATCTGAGACTTGGAAGGACAAGAACACCGGCGATAAACAAGAAAAAACAGAATGGCATCGAATTGTGGCATGGAGGCGTCTTGCCGAAATTTGCGGGGAATATCTGCGGAAGGGGATGCAGGTTTATATTGAGGGCAAGCTCCAGACGCGTTCCTGGGAGGATCAGGACGGTAACAAGCGTTACACGACGGAAATCGCAGCGAACCAGATGCAGATGCTTGGGAGCAAGGGCGACGGGCAGGAAGGGCCGCCCCCTACTCAATCGCCATCATCACCGAGCACGAGCTACCCCGAAGATGAGATCCCGTTCTGAAAGGACACACCATGACAAGCATCAAACTCCCCCTCCCCCAGGTCCATAGAATCATGCTGTTTCTGTCCGATGGAGAATGGCATAAGTCTGGTGAGATTGAGCAGTACGCGGCAGTCAAAGCCCGGACGGTCCGGCTCGTTGCCGAAAAAACTGGGAAATTGGTGGGGGGGAACCAGGGATATAAACGTACAGATCTTGCAAACCCTGATGAGATTTGGCATGCGCGAAACTCACTGAAATCCCGGGCGCGGAAGCTCCTCAACAGGGCCAAGAGACTGGAGAAAGAATTTAGGCGGGGTTTGGTAGACATTACCCAGCAGGAATAGGAGACGGCATGAAAAAACAAGTGGCGGGCAGCACGAGTCTATTGACGAAATATCAAAGGCGGCGGCGAAGACGGAACAGGGCTGCAGCGATGTCCAGGAGGCGAAACCGATGAATTGGACGGAAGATCAGCGCGATGCATACATGGCGGCAAGACACAGGGGCAGGGAGGCCGTTTCACCCGAAATACCTGATCCGGGACCGGAAGCGCGGTTGCAATCCCGGTGTGAGAGATATTGCCGGGAGCAAGGCTGGCCGTGTTTTCACGACCGCAGCAAAAAAAAGAATAAACCCGGCTTCCCGGATCTCTTTGTTTTCCTGCCTGGTGGGACGATGGCCCTCATCGAGTTGAAAGCTGCAGGGGGGAGGTTGCGAACGGAACAGCAGGCCCTCAGACGCCAAATGATGTACCTTGGACATACGGTGCATGTAGTGAGATCGTATAAACGTTTTTTAGATGTGCTAATGAAGGATAGTAGACATTCGGATGTATTGCCCCAATTGCACAAACAAAATGAAAACGGATTCGACGCGCAATATTGAGGGCGTGTCGGGGTTAACCTTTCGGTATCGATCCTGCCCCGCCTGCGGTTTTGTGGCGGAGACAACCGAGGAGGTCACTCGCATAATCAAACAGGTTGGTCCAGTAGAACCGGAACGGTGTGAGGAGGGGTAAGACGTATGGCTGCTAATTGGGATAGGATGAAAGGTGAAAACACTATGTGGTTTGCTCGTTTCGAAGTCTATCGTTTGCTGGGACCGGAAAGAAAGCTACAAGTTGCATTCCGGCACTATCAGGTCGAAAAAGGACGAAAACAGATTAGGAACGTGCCTTCTTCTTGGAGGAATGCTTTCGATAAATACGACTGGAAACAGCGAGCCGAAGCATGGGACTTAAACGAGCAAAAAAAGATCCGAAAAGAAAACGAAAAGCTCAGGCAAAGAGCCCGAGATGAAAGAAAGAAATTGATTTTAGAGGGGATTGCTAAGCTGCGGGAGGGCCTGCAGTGTTGCGATCCCGAATCTGCTAAGTTTGGGGAAATCATGACCGGTATCAAGACGCTTTCCAATCAAGCACGCCTCGAATTCGGTGACAATGTGCTGTCAACCCCGGTTTCTCATGATATTTTCGAGGCTCTGTTAGCCGGTGAGATCACAGTGCGTGAGGCGGCGCTTCGCTACAACAAGGAGGGCTTACCGCTACCAAAAGCCGTTGAAATCATGTTGGCGAAGGAACCCCCGGAAGAGCCGGGAGAGGATGATAGCAAGGGCGCGATATCTGAAATAGAACTGGACCGGCTCTACGAGGAGCGTCTCGTGGCCTCTAAATGCCAAGAAAAAGAATTTGTCCCTGAACGGAAGGAAGCCGTTGAAAAGCTCAAAAAGGAACTCGCCGACCAGGACAGCTTTAAGGACACATCTTTTGAGGTGATTTGAGAAAAACGATCCGAAAAAAAGATATTCGAGCGGACCCCAGATACCGGGATTTTTGCCTACGGTATCGCCATGATTTAGTGCGATACTGCCTCGAAGCGTGTTCTATGACTTTGACCTGGCAGCAATTGGCTGCGGCAACGGCAATCCAGGAACCGGGGTCAAGGGTTGCGATTTCGAGCGGCCATGGAACGGGGAAATCCAGGCTTTATGCCGCTGTTTGCGACTGGATGCTACGGACTTATTTTGCCTCGAATACCCTTATTACCGCAACAAACATTGAACAGGTGAGGTCTGTGGTTTGGAAGGAGCTGGATGATGTCATAAGTGCTGTAGATGCTACTTATCCCTGGATGTCGGGATGTTTCATCAAGGAGACGAAACGGTACTACGCAAAAGGGAAAAAAGATTCATGGTACGTTATGCCCCGGACGGCACCCAAACACAAACCTGACGCTGTTTCCGGGCAACATCGCAAATGGTATACGGTTTTGGTTGATGAGGCGTCAGGCGTGGAAGATGATGTCCTTGGCGTGTTGAGGGGTGCATTGACCGATAAACACAATCGCTTTATTATGGTCTCCCAGCCGATGCGGGCCAGCGGTCATTTTGCGGATGCGTTTTCTACCCTCCGGGATCTTTATACAACGTTTTTTTTTAACGCGGAAGAAAGTCCTCTTGTCAGCAAAGAATTCATTCGCGAGAAGCTGATTGAGTATGGCGGGCACCACAGTCCGGAATATCAAATTAAAGTTCTGGGCCGGTTTCCAGATAATCTTTCAGGGTATCTTATCCCGCGGTCATGGTGTCTGGACGCTCAAAAGCTCCGCATCGTACATCCAATGGAGTGGGGCTGGGTAATCACGGTTGATGTTGGGGAAGGGGTTTACCGGGATTCGAGCGTGTACACTGTCGGTAAGGTTGCTGGGTATGACGAAACCCGAACGATTGAAGTGGTTGACTGCGTGGAAACGAACGAAATGGACCCCAAACGGTTTGGGCAGCTCATACACCAGCGGGCTGTGGATTATCCCAATGTAACTATTGCTGTTGACAGTGATGGTCCCGGACTGGCAACGGCTTTGGAACTTGAGGACCTGGGCCATGATGTGGTGCGTATCCACTGGGGACGTCCGCCTCATTCGGATCGGGACAAGAAACGATACCAGGATCAGAGGGCTTATTCGTCTGTCCAAGCGCGGCAGGCAATTTTTGAGGGACGCCTCAAGTTGGCAGCAGGGAATAAAATAGTAGATCAAGCGTCTAAAATCCCTTATGATTTTGATCGGCGGGGGCGCTATGTGATTATGTCTAAGCAGCAAATGCGGTCACAGGGTATCCGGTCCCCGGATATTTTTGATACCCACTGTTTTTTTTATCTGGCTGATTACGTCCCGGCGGGCGAACAGGATATCACCCAAGAAAAAAATGAACTCTTGAAATGGGCAGAGGAGATATTGGATGGATGATGATCGAGACCAAGGAAGGAGGTGAAAAACAATGCCGAATAGAGATGGAACAGGGCCGAATGGCCAAGGGCCGAAAACAGGGCGTGGGTTAGGGCACTGTGATGAGGAAATTCTTTCCGCCCCTATCAGCGTTCCGGATTGGGACAAGGATAGGATGTCCCGGGAAGAAGAAGATTCGAACTGATTAGGGAAATTTCATAAAGGGGATGTGCGGAGGAGGGGAACTCCAATGCGCCCCCTTTTTCCCTCGGAAATCATTGGCGTTTTCCCTGAAACAGGATTGTTTTAAACAATGACACCAGAACTTATGAAAAAAATATTCGCGATATCGCTTACCCAGAAAAAGAAATTCAAGGCCTATGCAGTCTACAATGGAGAACAGCTGGTCTTCCAGATCATTCAACAGATCAAAGGTCTGTTCTCTGACTGGAAAGATGCGCTGAAGGAAGAGATCGAAACCAGGAAGAAGCGAGGGTTTATTGTTCTGGTGGAGGAGCGGACGGAACACATTTCACAACACGGCACTCAGTTTTCGTTCGAGGACGTGGATACGGAAACCGGCCGCGTGAATTACTATGAGGCCCTCGACTGGTATTTCGCACTGGAAAATATGGGGAATCTCATTTTACCAGCCGAAAGCCAGCATTATGCCATCAGGGCAAACCGGATTGACATCCAACAAGATGAAAAAGGGCGGGTCAAGTACAATATTAATTGGGACAGCTTTACCGGGGCACAGAGGGCCATGCTGCTTTGTTGCATGGCAGCGTTGGGCGCGAATCCGGTTTCGAGCGTTTACCTGGATCAGTATTTTGGCGGTCTCGACGGCGGGAAACCGGAAGAGGAAGCGAACCCATATAAATCATTTCGAGCAATCACGCATGGATTTGATCGTAAGCGTGGCTTGGAACTGGATGAAATCCGAAAGCAGGCGTTTATCAATAAAGGAAAACAACAATAATGGACAGACTGAGCCCGTACAATATTACGGACCCGCTTATGCGGACGGAACTATATCGGGAAATCCGAAACGGTGATCCTTCGTGGCCCACATACATTATCCAACCAAATGAAACCTTAATGCCGGAACTGACCGCATACCGGTATTACGGCATCGAAGGGTTGAAATGGGTTGTCATGATCGCGGCGGGCCTGGATGAACCCAGGGGGGCGATGGAAGCGGGCGTGGAATTGCAGCTTCCGCCCGTGCAATGGATCAGGCAACGGATTATTTATTATGCGGGGAAACCTTAAATGGCCCTCTTCGGTAAAAAAGATAAAAAGCTGAACGAATTTAAAAAATTCTCGCGGATGTTCGGCCGGATATGGAAGAAAAAAGCCAGTAAGCGGAAAGGTGCCGTGGGCATCCTTCCGCCGGACATGCTGGCGAAGAGGGAGAAACTCACTAAGCACGGCAAACAAAATCTTGTCCTCCAGTACGGGCGAAAAGGCGGGACGGTCGAGTACACATTGCAGGAACTCGACAAAATGGCCGAGGCCCTGGAACAAAAACAGGAAAGATTCAAGGAGTCCCAGAGGGGTGTTGAAATTGCCGCTTTACTCCGAGCATCCAGAGTTCCTGTGGACATGGATGGTATCCGGCGTGGTGCAACAGACTTCACAAAAGCAAAAAGCATTCGAAACGCGACCCTATACAAAATCAAAGACCATGTTCTTTATTTTCGTGTGACCGCTTCCGGCAACCATCCAGGCAAAACCCATTATCAGGTCCGCGTCCGCCTGGAAGACTGGCAGAAGGAAATGACCCGAAGCACGGGCACATATATCACGCCGGCGCAAAGGGCCTGTAAAGGGAAAATCTCCTTTGATTGCGCTTGTGGCCGTCATCAATACTGGTTCCGGTATCTGGCGACCATTGGCGGGTTTGCGCTCGATCCCTTGGAGCACGGGTTCCCCAAAATCCGTAATCCGAAATTGTTAGGATGCGCCTGTAAACATACGATCAAGGTGGTTGCGGTCCTGCAATCGCCCTTCATCCATGCCCGGATTGCTAAGGAGATGGCTAAGGAGGCCAAAGATAAGGGTTGGCGCGGGAAACTTGCGGATAGGCTGGGGCTTAGGCTTAATAAAGGGCAGGACTTGCGCGAAACCGAACTTGAAGGTGCCGAAAAGGCCGGGGATGCCGAGTTTGACAAAAAGGTATGGGACGAATTCAATAATTTCAATGCGTCAAAAAAAGGATTTTCCCGGTTGATGAAAAAAGAGGAAAACAAGCAAAAGATCCTTTTGTCTAAACTCGAAGCGTCCCTGCTTCGCGATGTCTACAAACTCAAAAAAACAAAAGAAGAGGCATTGGATCGTTTCGCAACCAAAAACAATATTACACTGAAAAACGTAACAGCCATGGCGGGAGGACTTGACATATGACAGCAAGAGATTATCGCGATACAAATCAAGCGCTTTCGGATTCCCTGGACGCCTTACTGGATCAGTCCCCGAATGCGATTGATATCGTCTTGTTCCGAGCTTTGCCCGGCACAGAGGAAGTTGTTGCCGAGGGTGCGGACGTTGTGGGGACTATGGAGGGGAGGGAGCGGCGAATCGAATATGATGACCCGGAGAATACAAAGGGGATTATTGTACGAGATGAATCTCTTATTTTCGGTATGGCTGATGATGGAGAGAGCCTGGTCCCTGGAGAAGAACCCATTGTTATGCTGATTCGAGCCGATGATATCCGAAAACAGAGTGTGGTGTGGTTCGAGGAGTATGTGAACGATGAGCAGACCGAGGACCGCTATTACTATGTGCTAAAATCGGAACCGGTGGGGGAGTCTCCATCCTGTATTACGAAGTATTACCTTATACCGTTTTTTGGTTTTAACCCGGAAGGAATTGAATGATGGCGAACGAGTTTTCAGAACTGCAGGCGGTTGATTTCGGCCTTGGCCGCACCATTTGTGCGGCCTTTGATGGATTGGCAGCGGTAGGCCCTGCGGATTATGAGGAGTTTTTGGGCCGTAATTCTAACAAACAGGTTTTCAGACATGATTTCGATACTCCACAGGACTTCATTTCCTCCTATGTGGGCGGCCGGAAAGGGTCCAGGGTTGTTGATCCGAACACTACAGCAAACGTTTTGGATCTGCCTTTGGTCGCATATTGCAGGAAACCAGGAATTACGAACAATGAAAACCGGGGCATTATCCATGATAAGGTTCGGTGGGATGAGGATCTGGAGACCGCCTTTCGGTTGTCGGTTTTCCCGTTGTACCTGCAATATCGTATGATCATGCTGTCATGGGATAAACCGACCTTGGATAAGCTCCAGTTGGCTTGGTACGCGTATCTCACTAAACGGCGATCTAAGAATCACGTTTTCCAGGTGGCCTATCTGATTGACGGGTCGCCCCTTACGGTCAATGCATTCATCCAAGAACCGAGGGCCATTGAGACTACGGATATCAGTTTGACGAAAGAAGAGGGTCGAGTTTTCGGGGTAGAGTACACATTGACGGTTGCCAGTCAAGTCCTCTTCGGCGAGGCCGTTGAAGTTGGGGACGTAGAAATTCATTTCAGGCTTATTGGATATTGCGGATTGGAGGTACCTTGTGGGTAGTACGCAGATTGGTAATATTATACAGAAAATTTGGTGGATAGGTACCGGGGAGGAGATTGACAGGTCATTTCTGAAGGAATGCATATACACTGAAACGGTTGATTTATCCGGGCCACGTCTAAGTTTGTTGTTTGACGATCCAGACTCGATTTTAACTGACTCGCCATGGTTTAAAATCAAAATCGGGGATGTATTGGAGATCATATTCGAAGATCCTACATATCGAAAGGGGCTGAATGTTGTTATCCGATTTATAATCCTGACTATGCCGAAAGACGGGATCAGATTGACTATGCATTGTTTCCAGGAAGATGTTTACAAATTGAAAATGCCCGCCCCTGAAGCCCGGCTATTCGTGCAAAAACCGGTCAGGGAAATCCTGAGAGAGTTGATTCCAGGGTTGAAGTCTGGGGTGATACAGGATCGAATCGGCAATTTCCCTGTTGTAGAAGATTATCACTTGTTGCCCGGGATGCGTCCATCTCTACTAATAAGACAAATGGCAAAAGAGCATGGGGCTGTCGCGTTCTTCAGTCGCAATGTATTTTGTTTCCAGCGGTTAGTTGACCTGCGGAATTTGAATGAGGAGGAGCGAATATATTACGAGTGGAATAATATACAAGCTGAAAACCAGATCGTCCATATGGATGTCATGAATGTCGCTCATGTCGTGGGTGACCGAATTCTCAGGAAATATATTGGATGGCACATGGTAAAAGGATTTGTGTCCGGGGATTGCATCTCTACTGATGCTCCTGTGGAATTTGCGGGGGTAGGACATGAAATCACATTAAGTAACATGGTTGAATTTACCCTCCTCCTAATCGATTTAGCTATGATCGGCGATGGGCGTCTTGAACCTGGTCTTGCCCTAAAATTTGGGTGGCACTTGGATGACAAGGCGAGGCCCTTCGATGAGAGCTTGCCCACGACTGGTGTGGTGGGTGTTGTTTGCCATTATCATACAGGTGACCAGTATAACTGCAGAACAAAAATCGTGGTCCCGTTGGATGGATCGCAAGTGTCGAGGTGACCAATGCAAAAGAATTTACCAGATCGGCCGACTATGAGATTTGACAACCGATATATCGGACGTGTTGTGAATACAGACGACCCGGACCATCAGCTACGGGTGCAGATCCGTGTGTATGGGGTTTTTACGGATAATGTCCCGGATGAGGATTTACCGTGGGCTGAATATGCGTTTCCGCCTGGATCGAGGGAGAATGAGGGGTTTGTAACGTCCGTGGAGGTGGGGGATTATGTATGGGTGGATTTTCCGTTTGTCGGGAATACCCGGCGACCCCGGTTGTTGGGGAGCGTACACTATTGCCCGGAAGCATCGCCCCAGGCACCACACGAAATGTGGCTTGGGCCGGAAGCTTTGGTCCATAAACGTCGTGCTGGCGAACCTGAACCAGCGGATCGAGACTACTACGAAAACAACGTTTATTCCCAGGATGGTATTATAGTCGAAATACCAAAAAAGCAGAATGTCAATGGGATAAAAATAGGATCGATTATTGTAACACAGAGAGAAACCGGCGCGGCTATCGAAATAACACCGGAGGGCGATATCACCCTGCATAGTGAAAAAGCCGCTTTCCTGACTGCCGACCAGAACATCATCATTTTGTCTGAAAAAGGCAGTATCTTAATCACATCCCTTAAAAGTGATGTCTTAGTTAGTGCCCTTAATCAAATCAATGGCGTTGCAGGTGTATCAATTTCCCTTACGGCTCCTGAGATTTACCTGAACGGCAATGTTCACATCTCGGGAGAACTCACTGTTGGCGGTGGCATTGAGGCTGTTGGTTCCATGCATTCTGAAGGCAGTATCGAAGCGGACGGCGAGATCCTTGACGGAGACGGGAACACAAATCACCATTCCCATCCAGGGCTCTAATCCAGGGCTCTAACGCAGTAAAAAGTCCTAAAAAAATCCAGATACGGCAGATACGGCAGATACGGCGTATCTGGAGTCAACATCATTTACTTCGCTTTTCTCTTTGTAGCACGTTGGTGCGGAAAGATTTTTTCCGTCGCCCCTCGTATAGGGGCGTGGATTGAAACAAACTTACCAACTAAAACCTTTACGATATGAGGAGAAAGTAAAATGCCCGAAAAATATAAAAAACGAATGGTCGAGATCGGTCAGAAGGCTGCTTCCATGCGCCATGCCATTATCACCCCGATCATCGACGGCGATAGCGGGGAGGTTATCTCAAACGAAAACCAACTTGTTGAGGCCCTGGACAGATCTGTCGAAGGTAGCGTTTTTGAATCTATCGGCAAGGGTAAAGGGACTGTAGCCCGCATTGCGGCCAATGCCCTAATACCTTACCAGCGGCAATATGGTGAAATGCCATCTGATGAAATGTTAGCCAGTGCTTACCAGGCAATCCAGAACGGAATTGAAATCTCTGCTGGAAATGGCCCGGACAATATGGTTCTGGAGTCATCTAATCTGGAGACCACAGAAGGGATTTTGATGCGGGACCGGATGATCGCATTGATCCTGCCAGTTGCCTTAATGTCGATTACCAGTCGGATGGTGTCGCATATCCCGGGGCATTACAACCAGAGTGAAATTTTCAAAGTCTGGCGAGTGGCCGGGTCTACTTTTGGGGACTTGACACAGGGAGAAAAAATTGATCACTCTTTCAATGGCCAGTATGCATCGATGGACCAACGCCATTTGGTCAAAGAGGCTGATAGCGAGGCGACCCCCACGCTTACAGGGGATTTCGAGTTTGATTCCGAAACCATATTCTCTGGAGTTTACCCATTTAAAAAGCAGTCCATCAAGATTTTTCATGACCACAATATCGTTGCAAAAGACGACGGCGCGGGGAATCTACATGGATCGTTTGTCGTAGGGGAAACCACAATAACAGTGACAGGAACGGTGGATTACGCAACCGGCAATATCGACCCGATCTTTAGTACCGGCCCGGCGGACGGTATCGAGATTCATGTCGGATTTGATGTAGATATTGAAAAGGATCCTACTTTGATCCCCGTAATCAACCATGAGATGGATTCCCGCGTGATTTATCCGCACGAGAACGCCATTTCAGCCAGTACCACACTGCAGGCGTTGTGGGCACTACGTCGTGAGTTTTCTATGGATGCTGACTCCATGGCCATGGCCGCAATGCGTAATGTTTTAGCCGCTGACCGTGATCGGAAGATCCTCCGCGACCTGTACTTTTACTCCAAGGGCGAGCGGGCCTGGAGCATGGTGGTGCCTACTGGTCTGTATTTCCAAGAGCATTACGAAACAGTACGCGAAACGCTGCTTGAAATTGATGCTGTCCTGATGGAACGTACCGGTACTTCTGGGTTAGTAGGGATCGTAGCCGATTCAAAGAGTGCTACGCTTTTTAAAGCCATGAAGCAGCCTTTTTTCGTGCCAGCCGCGGGCTATAGGCGCATACCCCAACCGCACTATATTGGTAAACTCTTCGGCATGTGGGATGTCTTCGAGGATCCGCAAAAGTCCCAATATAAGTGCCTGTGTTATGCCAAAGGCCGCGGCGTGGGTGAGGCCGGGTACGTTACCGGCGATGCCATTCCTCCCATGCCGTTCAGACATGCAATCCAAACCGACCTTAAATATCGGAATACCCTGTGGGGCCAGGCCTACAGGGACTTACAACCGTTTGACGGTCGTGAGTACTTTATGGACCTGGAAATTGAGTCGTCTTAATTATTATCCTCCTTTCTTTGGCCCTGCCTTCGGGCAGGGCTAACCACTAACAGGAGCATCTCATCATGGCAACAATCGTAGTAAAAAACAACGGATGTGCAGAGGTCGCCTACGCGGACAGCCTGGGGAAAATTTTAATTAAGCCCGGGGATGCTACATTGGAAATCCCGGATGCATCCGTAAAATCGTTTATTGAAGCAATGGAACGGCGGGCACCCTATGTCAAAATCAGAGTAGTCATAGACGAACCCACCCCGAAACCGAAGAAAAGAGGGAGCCGACCTACAAAAAAACGCAAACCGGCCAAAAAGACGGAGGCTAAGGAAGAAACAGAGTTTAATGAGAAACCAGAAGTCGAAGCCGACCTGACCGGATTAGGAATTAAACCCTCTGATGATAGTGGAGGTGAAGAATAATGAAGAATATTATCACGAATGCTGCGGAAATCACCGTTCTGGATTTAATTGATCAAACATTTAAAACCGGCGGCGGCCCCACGACTATTGGTGCTACGGTTGTACGTGCGTCAAAAGGGCCTGTCGGTGAGATTGTCCAGGTAACCTACAACAATTGGGAGGACTATTTTGGCATGCCGTACCCGGCCAAAGCGGGGCAGCATATGGAGGGTCTCCGGCATGTGAATGACGCGGCTCAAGATTGTGCTTATGTCAATGTGGTCAGGGTTGTCGCGGATGATGCACGATTCCCTTCATTAGCTATAAAGCACATCGATGATAAAGGGGATTGGGCCACAGAGACGGCATATCTTGCAAACGATGTTGTCACTGTTGCTGATGGACAGTTAATTTGCATCTTGGCTCATACCAGTGATGACCCGGCCCCAACTGTGGAAGTCCCGGGGGTCAACTGGGAAGAGTATCCCGGAGTCGAAGAACAGGATAACCATGCCTACGGTGCGACATTGGCCCTTGGTGATGGTTATCTGTTGCAAGTTTGGCCGGTTGATGGGGACCCCAGTACTAACAGGTCTTTCGAGATCGAAAAGCTTATCAATCACAAGGGTGATTGGGAGGCTGAAACCATCTATAGCGAAAATGATGTGGCAGAATTCCCAGATGGTAATGAGTATCTATGCCGCAATGATCATTCCTCCGAGGAAGAAGCTCCTGACCCCGATGATAGCCCGAACTGGCGATTGCTCACCAATCAAGACAAGCGGTTTAAAATCAATTTCTATGATAAGACGATTTCTGGTGAAGAATATCTGCTGGAGTCGTATGTGGTCGGGATTGTTGAGACTGACCGGGATGATATGGGCCGACCAAACTTTATCGAGTCGGTTCTACAACAGCAAAGTGACCGGTTTAGGTGTGATTTGGGTGTAAGCCTTGAGTGGGACGAAATCCAGGATACTCTGGATGAGGTCAGTAAAACCGCCTTTGCCGGGGGGTCGAATGGCGGCGAACCCGAGACACAGGATTGGATAGATGCTTGGGATATGTTCCGAGATGAATCCATCCCGATGTTTTTGCTGTTTGCGGCCGGAAATTATGACGAGTCGGTCCTTGCCAATTGCATTGACATAGCCGAAGCGCGTCATGTCAATTTTTTCTTTGACGTGCCCTATTACTTGGATGCGGCGGCCGCCCTGCTCTGGTTGAAGTCTACCTCTCTCTCCAGCAGACAGGCCTCTTGCTATTATTGTCCGTTTGGGGCCACCGACGAGTGGTATGGCGGGAAAACCGCATGGGGGGCCTCCGGCGCGGTTGCAGCGGCTTGCGCCCAAGGAGATGCGAATTTTACCGGATCCACGCCTGGCATTCATTATTCTCCGGCTGGAGTAAAGCGGGGAAGGCTGGAACGAGTAGGAGTCACACCTCTTTTCCCCGGTGATAATTTAAACAGAGATGATTTCTATACCGGTCGAATCAACCCGGTTATTGCATGGGATGACGGAGGCCTCGTGATTGACGATTCGCTGACAGTTTTTTTCTTACAGTCATATAGCCGTTTCGTGTGGGTCAACCGGATTGCCAATTATATCGATCATCGATTTGTGGAGCTCGCAAACCAATTTAAACATGAACCGGACGGGATTACCTATCGCGGCCTCGCGAAGGGGATTAAAGCCATTTTGGACGAGCTCGTGACATCGGAGGCGCTTTCGTCCCCACGCGAACCGGATATCGATGGTGACAGCCCCTATCAATTTACTGTGACTCAGCAGGAGATCGATCTCTGGCTGGTTGATTGGTCTTTTTGCCCTACAGGCAGCGCACGGCGTATTGCAGGACAGCCGCGGCTGATCAAATAAGGAGATTTCAAATGGAACATCAGGATATTGTGGGGACTGATATTTTCGGGGCGCAGTTTGACTACTTACAGGACCACGAAAAAGACATTGTTTTTGAAACAGCCACGTCGGAAAAGATTGCTGATTTTGCGGCTATGCAGGCAAGGGCGCAGGGGATGTCCTTAGCCCTGGTGTGGCTGGAGGACCAGGATTTTAGCTATACTGCATTGGATGCCTTAGTTGTCGGCATGGCAGACCTGGACGGGGATGCCGAAATCAATGAAGAAGAAGAGGATCTCTACAACGACCTCTTTTCTGCTGTTGGTGCTGCTTTTGTGAAATTGGGTGCCGATGAAAAGAACGTTAAGGGGTTTATTGATGATGAAGATGATCCCGCGGGTGAAAAGCTGGGGGAATACCTGTCCAACAAGATGCATGATGTTGAAATCGATGATGATGAGTTGGTCTCCGGTTTTGCCGTGTCAGATGATACGATTTTGGAGGCGGCGTACCGACGGGTAAAAGTCATAAAAAACGGGAAGGTCGTTTTCAGGAAAAAGCGAATAGGCAAACCTAAGCGGTTGTCTGCTAAACAGCGTGCTGCGCTAAAAAAAGCACGTAGAAAAGCTAATACTGGCGCAGCAAGAAAAGCCAGGCAAAAAGCCATGCGGATAAGGAAATCGCGGGGGCTTTAATTGTATGCTCACCGAATGGGGAAACGCAGACACGGCCTTGTCTGCGTATCTAAAGTGTCATCTCATCCAGGATTTTGAAGGTGAAATTCTGTGCGTTGTCGGAATGATCGATGAGGGGACATCCAAAGAGATTGTCGCGAACTGGGAGTCGCCGTTCGAGGATTCCAGTATTGGATCTATGTTTAAAAAAGTGGGAGGGATGGTTCAGAAGATTACGGACTTGACGTCCCTGTCAACTTTTTCTTCTGTCCAAACGTGGGGGGGGAATGAGCCGTATCTATTCGATCTCGCCCTTAAGTTCTATGCTTTATACGATCCATGGAGGGAGGTAGAGGGTGCCATGATGGCCCTTGAGAAAATGATTGCTCCTGAAGTGTCTGAAATACTCCCAGGCGGCAGGGTTCCACAACCTGTAATGATTGAACTGGGCCGGATGTCTCTCCCTGATTCCTATATCAAATCATTAAGCATGCCGATCGACAAAGAGCGGGATAAAAATGGTCGTCTTATACGGGCTTCAGTGAGTATGCAGATAGGGTCAATCAAAATGCAAAACAGGTCAGATGTTGATGCAATGTATCAATGATAACTCCTAAATGAGGAAAATAATATGTCAAATATCAGCAATGTAGTGGGGAATATCCCCTTGGCAAAAGAGGCGTACACACGCTTATTGGGTTACGGTGAAGGGGCTACGGCCGATGATTTTGAAATGACGATCGCGGAGTTTCCGGACCTGTCGTTTTTAGTCCAAACGACACAGCTGCCAGCAATGGCGCGGGAACCCATTGAGACGTATGGCCCCCATGGTGTCCAGTTTGTGCAGGCCGGGCGTTACAAGAATGCTGTTGAGGTACCTATATCGATCAAGGAAGTGATTGAGGGTATCGCATATGAAGCGATTCGCAGTTGGGTGAAAGAAAAGAAATACCTGGAAGTAGAATTAGCCCTCGTGTCTGAAAGCGGCGGATCAGGGGTAAATGTAGTGCTTGAGGATTGCTGGCTTGAGCTTGAGGGGGTGGATCTCTCAGTGGAAGATTCAACCTTGGTCAAGCCTACAGGTACACTGCACGCGAACTGGGTTGGATGGGACAGCTAAATGTCACCTACAGAACTTTTGGCCAGGGCAGTATCCGATTTCCCTGTGATGTATTTGGATACGGGAATACAGAATCAATTGTTGGCAAAAGCTTTGGAGGCCTATCAAGAAAAAGTGGGGCCGGTTGCCAATCTCACTTTTCCTGTAGATGTAACTGAGATAGAGACCCCTGAAGATTTCATGTCCTTGGCAATCGCCATGGATGAATGTTGTGTCTATCATGAAGCCAAAGAGTCAGAGGGCGTGATTACGGTTACGGAACAGCCGGGTGGAATTTGTCCGTTTTTGTATTCCAGTGTGAAACCGTTTCGTGTCTGGTATTTCCAGGATTTTCAGGGTTGGGATTCGGATGCGGATTTGCCGCCTGAATCTATCCATTTGATCTCAAAATATCTGATCGCATTGATTGACGTTTTAAATTCCGAACGCGGCAGGGCCGTGGCGCAATCAACCGGGCTTGACCTGGAATTTCCGAGCGATCAAGAGTTGCGCGAGCGATTGGATACCGCGGCTCTTGCGATGGAAGAGAGTCAGGCCATCATCCCCGGTGTGGTAATAATGTGATGGCCGGGGGAGTAGAGGGGGGTTTTCCGGGGGAGTAGAGAGGGGTTTTCCGGGGGGATGGAAGATTTTGCGGCAATGCGATTGATTGCGAAGCAGGCGATCAAGAAAGAATTCCGGCAGTCATGGCAATTTAGGTTCGAGATTCCGCAAGCGCCGGACGATTTCGATTTTTATGTTAAGGACGTTTCTTACGGTCCCATTGAGGTTGAGACGGAGCCCGAAAAAATAGGGCCATCGGCTTTGACGATTACGTATCCTATAGCCTCCGCGCCGGTACAGTTGTCAATGACAATGAGGGACCATGAGGATGGCAGGATACACAATTGGTTTGCAGGCCTTGTATCAAAGGTCCTTTTAGAGGACGGCACAATTGCTTTACCTCCAGAATATTGTCTTAATGTCGAGCGATATACGGTTCTGCAGACAGGCTCAGGTACAGGAGGTGTCTTGACGGATACATGGGTCATGTATCCGACTCAATTAGGCGATGTAACAGAGTCCCGGGATGAGCCGGGATTTTGCGAATTTCCTATCACGTTCATCCAATTCAGATCTCTGTAAAAAGGAGGAGTATGATTCCCGAAATTTCTTTACCCAGTAATCCCGACAGAAGGATTTGCCTCCGTGAGGCAACTGTTAAAGACGTGATCGATTTTACTGATATCGACCAGGGGCACGAGGAACAGGTAACTACTTTATTCCTAAACCGGATGCAGGACCACCAGGACAGGGCGACCCAGCTTGATGCTAAAATGTGGACCGCTGATGACCGGCGGGCTATCCTATTCTGGTACTGGATTCATACGGCGAAAGATCCAAGCATTGCCCTCTCCTATGAGTGCGATTTTTGCGGGGAAACCCATTCGCTACTGCAAGATATGAGGATATTGGGGGAGGGATACCGGAATCTGGATGGCAAGCCCGAGCGGGAGTTGAGAAATGGTATGTTGGTGCGGCCCTTGACTGGCGAAGACATGGAATTTTTGGAGCGGGGTCGATTGTCATTAGGGGTTGCAGCAGAAGAGCATGGCGAAAAAAGCGGGGCATATCGAAAGAAGGAGGCTCAGATCCGCCTCTTAAGGTTGCTTTTGTGCCTGCATAGCAAAGAGGAACCCGAAACCCTAAGCCGCAGGGTAGATGCTACAGAGAAAAAAATTCTTTTGATGACCACAACTGAATTCGGGGAAATGGCGGAACAGGTGGGGGACTGTTTGGCCGATATGCAGCACGGTTTAGATACGACTATGGATGAATTGGGGACGATATATCTTTTTACGCCGCCCCATAAATGCCCGAATGACGAGCAAAAGGAGGCAGAGACCCGATTGAGGGTCCCCTTTCGGGATATCGACTACATTCCAATCTTTTAGCGCACGCGGTTGGAATAAAATTCTTCAAAATCTTTGCATTTTTGCAAATCAAGACCTGAAAAACCTTTTAGATACGCCGGAAAAATTTGTTGTTACGCTTCACGATGAGATTGTAAGACGATCCAGGGGAAAGCAAACGGGTTGAAATGGCTGCTATCAAAGACGCAACAATTATTGTTCATCAGGATGTCGCTATCCCGGCCATGCCGGAAGAGGCCTCACGCGATTATGAAAGCGGGAATCAACTTGTTGCATTCGCTGACAAGCTGGATTCCATCATTTCCTCCAATGCTAATGTTTATGGTGTGCTGGTCGATATCCGCAAGGACACCCGCGATATTTCGCATCTAATCAAAAAACGACCTACCGGGACACTCATTCAACTCTCAGATCATCCTAAAGCCAAAAAGGCTACTGCTATAACACCTACTGCTAAGACCGAAAATCAATACATTGAAAAGACAAACCGTGCCGGGGCAGAAAAAACCCGTAAAATTGAACGTAGCAGGAATACGAAGGATCTCCAAAAAGCGAAAGCTGTCCTATCTAAAGAAATCCAGGATGCTGCAAAGGCTGACACTGTTCGAGAGTCAAAAGCCACAAAGAGTAAGGGATTATCGAGTAAGACCGGATTACCGAAATCTGTCAAGCCACGACCGAAAACGGCAGAGAATAATACTGGCCATCATACCAATATCGAACGATCAAAAAGCGAAACAGCTCTTGAAACCCGCAAGAATGAATCAGAACGAGTTAAGGACCGGAAATCCATAGTATCAGGGATCAAGACTGTATTGGCAGGCGCGGGCACTACAGGCATGGGGATTGCCCGGGATGCCCTTGAAAATCAGGATATCACAGATATTGCGGGGACAGCTATCGGCGGGCCTTTGTGGGGGGCTGTCAAGGAAGCTAAGGAGGTAGCAGATAATACCGATTTCGGAAGGCTAAAGGGTGCCGCCTCAAGTCTTTTACGAAAACGAAAAATATCGAAGGAAGATTCGTTGCCAGATGGTGTCAAAAAGGACGCCGCAGGCAGGCTGAGGGATAGTCGGGGGAAGTACATACCCATCAAAGCAGGAAAAACTACAGCTAAAAGTGAAGCCAAAACCCGCATAATAGAGCAGAAGAACGCGCAAAATATTGAAGACCATAAGCGCGTCACTGAACAGCTTTCCAAATTAGGGATACAGACTGTCGATGCTCTGAAGGACACTGAACGCGAAGACGAAACCCACCACAAGGAATTGATTAAAGCTGTAAAGGGTATCGACGGCGGGATATTTCGGGATTTATCCCGAAGGAGAACGGAGAGACGTTCAAGCAAGACGGTACCCAGAACGAAGACAACTCCAAGGGTCCCGAAGCCTATCGCAAAGAAAGCTTACGTAGAAAAGCCAGCTAAGGTTCCGAAGCCAGCTAAGGTTCCGAAGGCTGTTAAGGTCCCGAAGGCTGCTAAGGTTCCGGAGACTGTTAAGGTTCCGAAGGCTGCTAAGCTCCCGAAGCCAGCTAAGGTTCCGAAGGCTGCTAAGATCCCGAAGCCAGCTAAGGTTCCGAAGGCTGCTAAGGTTCCGGAGACTGTTAAGGTTCCGGAGACTGTTAAGGTTCCGAAGGCTGTTAAGGTCCCGGAGACTGTTAAGGTTCCGAAGGCTGTTAAGGTCCCGAAGTCCATCGAACTGGTCGAACGAAAACGGCCAGGGGCCATGGGGAAAATAAAGGTCCCAAAAATACAAAGGACCCCGACTCCGTCCCTGTCTCGTAGGATGATGGGTCTTCGTGGGGGAGGTAAGTTTGGAAAAATTGCTGGCCTTATATCAGGTGGTTTAGGGATTGGTGGTTTAGGGATTGGTGGTTTAGGGATTGGCGGTCTTGGAGGGGGGTTATTGGGAGGACTTTTCGGGGGCGGTGAATCATCTATCCCGGATATGGTCGCAGAACAAGCCGTGACAAGCGCAGCATCGCGAACGACCAATATCATCCCGGAAGCGGCCCCAAAGGCGGCCAAACCTATAGCAAAGCCCTCCACCAAAATAGCAACGAAATTAGGGGGCAGAGGCGCAACCAAGCTGGGTGGCAAGGCGGCATTGAAAATGGGCGGGAAGCTGGCAGGCGGGGCACTTCGCGCGGTTCCAGTTCTTGGCCAAATAGCCGCTGTTGGCATGGCCGGGTTTGATGCCTTTCAAGGATGGCATGACCGAGGTATGCAGGAGCGGGCATTTGGTTTACAGAAAGGGCAGGATGCGACAACAGGTCAAAAAACATCATCCGCCCTGGCAAACGTCTTAGACATGGGGGGGCTTGGCACAGGCCTCCTTAGTATGCTTGGCGTCGATGCCGATACATCTGATATCGCCAAAGGCATACATGGGTTTGGATCCAAAATCGGAGATTTTTTTGGCTTAGGAGACACCAAAAAAGGAGACACCAAAAAAGGAGACACCAAAAAAGGAGACACCAAAAAAGGCGAAAAGGGGATTATCGAAAAGACTATAACCGCTCCCATTGCTACTGTAACAGAAGGTGTCAAATCCATTTGGGGCTGGTTTACGGGGAAAAAAGACAAAAAAGCCCAGGTCAAGACTGCTAAACCAATTGAATCCCCACAAGCGGTCGCGAAACCGCAAGTGCAAAGCGATCCCATCCCTACGATTGAGCATGTAAGGCCGCTGCCCAAAATCGAGCAGATACAGGGGGATCTCCCCATACGATCCAGGGCAAAAGAGCTTGCTGCCAATGTCAAGAAGGCACCTGAAAACGTTGATAATGCCGCTATCAACCGGCTTGTCCGAACACTGGAGAACACTGCAAAAAAACCGTCGTATCCCTTTGAAAAACCGAACCAGCAACCTATAGCACCTAAAACGAATATCAAATCAGATTTTGACGACTCGATGTTGACCCTAATGGCGTATGACAGGATTTAAACGTAATGCTCATCGAAGAGCTACAACATTTGATAAAGCTGAACCCGGACACAGGGGTTGAACGTCTTGTCGATGGTCCGGCCATGGATGATCGAATTAGAGAATGGTTTGAGACACCGGAAGGCACTGTTGCAGACCTCCCATCATGGGGACACAACCTGACACAGTTTAAACATTCTCCTATGACGACAAGCCTTGAAGTAGTAGTGAAAATTTCCATAAGGAAGAAAATGCCAATTGATATTAGAAACTTAATCATCACACAGATTGCAGTAGAATTTAGGGAAATCGATTTGTTCCACGTGGCGATATCTCATAAAATCGGTACTTACGCGGGGGAGGTCCTGATATGATCGGCAAGGATGAGGCCCTCGCGAAATTCAAAGAAATCCTGGAAGGGAAAGCGGGTTGGGATGTCCTGAAAGACTCCCAATTCGTTGACCATATTTCGATATTTCAGAGTTGGGCGCTTCGTCAAGGGCTTTTCGCCATTGAACGGTCTATGCAGGAGTTTTTCCTGTCCACGGCACTAAACGAATCCAGTATACGGTCTCATGCTGAGGACCGGGAGTACCTGCCACGGAAACCGATACCCTCAACAGGGAAGGTCAATATCGTCAACAATGGGGCTTACCAGATTTCCATTCCCCAAGATCAGGCATTTGAATCCGGTGCGCAACTGTACTATGCGACCCGTGCCCCACTGGTTTTATCGGCCGCCGAGAGTGGTTTGGTTGAAATCTGGCAAATACAGAGCAGTGTGGTTACGCATACGGTCACCGAAGAAAAAGCGTTTTACGAGATACTCCTCTCATCTGATGTAACCAGACAGATCAAATCGTTTTCCGTAGCCGTGGATCTCCAGGATGGAAATGGTTTCCAGGAGATGACTTACTCGCGTCTGTTTCAAAATGTGGACGCGGAAAGTCTTGTTTATGACGAGTTCTACGCACATACGGGTCAATCCGGTATTCGATTTGGAAATGGTGTTTTCGGGATGATTTTACCGGCCGGAACACAGGTTGAAATCACGTTGTGGTTGACACAGGGGACCTCCTACTTGGCCGCTGGTCAGCAATTGCATATTGTGGGTGAGCTTCTTGATTTCAACGAGGAGCAGGCTGCCATTACCATTACGACACTCAATTCTATTACCGGCGGCATAAGCGGGGAAGAAGGCGAAGAACTACGCCGAAACCTCCATTACTGGCCGATTTACAACGAGCGGTTAGTATGGCGGGAGGATTACCGTTTTTTTCTTCGTAGGCAGTTACCTAACATCCTATGGTGTAAGGTCTGGGGGGAACAGGAGGCGGAAGAGGCGGCCGGAGAGCCGAACGTAAATTTTATCAATAAGATTTTCATATCCGCCTACGAACAAAACAATGATCAAGGGGTATGGGCAACCGAAACGGATTATGTAGTTGATGACACGGTTACGACTTCTGGCGGTGTGGCCCTGGTTTGTATCCAGGCCCACACCAGCGACACGGAACCGACCGGCGCGGATGATTACTGGGTATTGTTTGAGACCCTGGAAGACCGGTGTATCGAGGCTCTTGAACAGGTCCCGCTTTTGAACCGGAAATATGAATGGATAGATCCTAATTTCGTGACGTTCTCTCTTGCGATTACGGGGGTGGTTTCCCGGACGCTTGTATTGGCAACCGTGGAACAGGCCATTATTGATCTTTTGACGGAAAATTACAGTAAGGATTCCGCCAACCGGAAAACGGAAATTTACCTTAAAGATTTTTACGCGCTAATTAGCGCGAGCGGCTATTTCGCGGATTCCAGTGCCTATTTCAGCATTGAGATTACGGGAGAAACAGAACCGAGCGATCTTAATGACATGGTGCATATTGATATGGATGCGACCACTATTACGTTGGGGTATCTATGATTGACTGGCTGAAAAAACGTCTCTCTCCTGTCAAGGATGATACTCCGAGATGGCTACAGTTCTCCGAGGCAATCCAGGAACTTTGGGAGACGTATTTTGACCCTGCTTCAGACAGGATGAAGCGGGCAAAGTCGATTTACACTGCCGACAGCGTAGACATGCAAAGAGAAATTGGGGGCTTAGGAGACTTCTTCCAGGCAATCCCGGAAGAAGAGGACATGGCTATTGCCGTGGCATGGCGAAAGCTGGAGCTTCTCTTCAAAGATCGCGAATACATTATTGTATCAACATTTGCCCGGAAATTTTTAGGGCTGCCGGTTACATGGATGCCGTTGTGGGCAAAGAAAAGCGAAGATTACGGTGTCGCCTATTACCCTCAAGATGAAGTGTCGAATTTTGATGACTATTACCTTACGTCCCGTGGCAAGCTGACAGTCAATATCGATGAAATGACGGCCAGGGGGATTTCTATCGATGATTTTGTGGCTCATGTGGATGCCCGTTTGGATACGATAAAGCCCCTGCATATACTCTATGAAGGGACCATCTATGAGCGTAGGAGAGAAAATTTGATGTATCTTGGTATCATTAAATCTTTCTCCACGACTTACACAATAAACCCGCCCATGCCGACATTCGATGTGGGGGCTACCCCGTATTTTGGCGGCGGCATCCGGCTTGGGAGTACGATAACGATAGCGGAAGGAGCTTAAATCATGGCAGATTTCGGGGGTATGGTATTAACGGATGTAGGGCGAAACCTCCAGGCCCTTGTCCAGACGGGCGAAGAGTTGAACTTTGTAAGGATCGCATTGGGGGATGGGGCGTTAGACCCCGGTGGTGACCTTGAGGGCTATACGGAACTCGCAAACGAACGGAAATCTGTGTCTCCAACGGAGGCCACGGTCGTCGGGGACGGCACGGCACGGATACGGGGAACCTTGACTAACGAGGGGATGGAAACCGGTTTTTTCATTCGTGAAATCGGCTTGTTTGCCGAAGACCCGGACGACGAAGAAGCAGAGATTCTTTATGCTGTCGCATATGCCTCCAACCCTGATTATCTACCTGCTGGCGGCGGCTCCACAGCCGTTGAGCAAATTATTGATCTGATAGTTGTGGTTTCAAATGCCACGAATGTGGTGGTTACGATTGACGGGGATCACTACCTCACAGATGTTGATCTGGAAGCTCACAACCTGGACCCCGAGTCTCATGAACCGATCCAAATCAATATCAGTGCTGAGATAGATGATGATATCGCGGCACACAATGCGGACGGAGACGCCCATCCCCTGATTCGTCAAGAGATTGATGATGATATCACGGTCCACAATAATGATGAAACCGCTCACTCGCCTATTCGCGCCAATATCAGCACGGAAATCGATACAGACATCGAGACGCATAACAACGACCCGGACGCCCACGGTGGTGTTGGCGGGGACCCGCCGCCATGGGATGACGATATTGATGAGGCCATAGCTGCTCACAACGCAAGCGAGATTGCCCACACCTTTATCCAAAACAAAATCGGGACCGATATCGGTACTCACAACGCCGATGAGGCCGCCCACACCTTTATCCAAAATAAAATTGGGACCGATATCGGTGCCCACAACGCCGACCCGGATTCCCATGATCTGGCTACAAAAATTGGGAACCTGCAAACCGAGATCGATAATGACATCTTGGCGCATAACTCGAATGGTACGGCTCATACAGACATTCGCGGTGAAATCGACTCTGATATCGCGGCTCATAATGTGAATGAGATCGCCCATCAAGATATCAGGGCTGAAATTGATTCTGACATTTCAAGTCACAATGCTTTGACCGATGCCCACGGGATACCTGAAAGTATTGCTGCCCACAACGTCGATGTGGATGCCCATTCCGACCTATTTGGTGGTGTTTCAGATGAGATAGATGCTGATATAGCTGCTCACAACGCAAGCGAGATTGCCCACACCTTTATCCAAAACAAAATCGGGACCGATATCGCAGCTCACAACAGTAGCGCCAATTCCCACTCAGAGATCAGGGAACGAGGGGCGCTCAAAACGATCCGGCAGGCCTCATCCAACCTGAATATTGCGGTGGGGGATCGAATTTTAGCAGATACCAGCGGGAGCGCTTTTACCTGTACGCTACCATCAAGCGGTGAGTCGGACGTGGGGGATGCAGTTGAAATCATAGATGTAGGAGCATCGTTTGATACCCACTACCTCACTATAGGCCGGAATGGTATGAAAATCATGGGACTTTCGGAGGATATGATTTGTGACCTTAAATACGCCGCATTCCGGTTGGTGAGAGACCCTGCGGGATGGCGTATCGCATAAAGAAAGGAGATGAAATCTAATGTCATTTTTGAGCCAATTTTCAGGGAGCGGGGTTAAGAGCATACAGAGGGGAATTACGGCAATCGATGGCGATTCCCCATTCGAGGGCGGGGCGGGCGGTCCGTACCAATATGAAGTAGTCTCAATAAATGCTGTCGATCCCGCAAAAGTCATGCTGTTATGTGATGTCTACAACGCTGCGACTAATCAAGGTACTGGGGCTATAGGAGGATGGGTCACCATTGATTCAGCCACTCAAATAACAGTTTGTGGCCAGGCCGGATATGGAGGACTTCCTGAAGTGCATGTTGATACAATAGTTGCATGGCAAGTTATTGAATTTTATTAGGAGGAGACATCGATATGTATCCGTTCATTTTAAACCCTGGTGACTCTTTCCTCGTTCTAAGCCCCGGTTTAGTGTCACGCATAATCAATGCCATACAGCGCTTCTGGGCACGTGACGGTCAGTCACGATATACCCATGGTGGTATTATTACGGATTGCGATGGCTCAACATTTGAGACAACAAGACGGGCCGGTGTTAACTGCGGGAGCTTAAGCGATTATGCCGGAAAACCCATGTTGATTGCCAGGCATGATTCTATTGATCTAAACGTGTTCCTGGCTGCGTTTGACAATATCCAGAGGCATAAAGGGGATGAGTTCCCCCTATATCGATTGTTTTTCCACCTTTTTCCGCCTCTGTCAAGGATTCGAGGGTTTAGGGGGGCAGTATGCTCTGAATTGGTGGCTAAATTCTTCTATTTTGCGGGTATTTTCGATTATTGGATAGGAGTAACCCCTGACGATTTATCCGATAATTTTCATCATTGGAAAGGCTTTAAAATTGTATTCGAGGGGCTACTGCCTGAAAAGGAGAAAGCATCATGATTTCAATAGATTTTAAGAACTTCAACGAGAGAGGTTTGAAGAAGGTTATCAATGCCTTCGAGAAACAGGATCTTCACATCAAAGAGGTGGTTGCCAACAACCGACCTAAACGGGAGTCTGGCTACCAAACAAAGGCAGCCACTTTGCACTTTGAAAGTGGGCAGAAACTACTTTTGAAAGCCAAAGCCAATGGTTCTATTTTCCAGGTGAAGCTAAACAACAAAGCTATCCCCATTAAGCATGTAGACGACCTGAAAAAGGCGGTTGGGGAAGTCATCACTTTTGTCAAAAAGAATGAGCCCAAATTCCTGAAACAGCAACAAACGCGCTTGGCAAAGAAGAGGGTCCAGATCCCGAAACCGAAACCAGCCACAACAAGCGCGAAAAAACAGTTGGAACAAGTTTCGGGGGCCTTGACATCAGCAAAAGAAGAAAATGAGGCCCTTGGGGAAGAATTACAGGGTTTAACTGAAGAGATTGAAGATAAACAAACAACCTTGGCCAATTTACGGGCGCGGCTTGACGAGGAAACACAGAGGTCTGAAACTCTCCAGGCAGAATTGGACGCCCTAAAGGAGGCAGCATAATGAATCCAATAAGTGAAGGTATAAAGGTAAACATGACGCTTGATTTACTCGCAAAGCCGTTCTCCGACAAGGATTTGGCAGACATCTATTACAAGCTGTCTGCTGATGCGGAAGATGAGGCACTTTTGTGTGAAACCGCGACCATGGACGAAATCGAGACAGAATACAACCCAGGTGTTGAGATGCTCCTGGAGGCCGTGATTGTGCGTAAGTTCTCCCAAACTAAACGGAGAATGGCTGCGCTGGTCCGGGCATTGAACAAGAATTTTGATGAGATTACCGCACAGGAGGCCATAATTGGTAAGGTCAAGAGATCCGGCCTTTTCGCGTCAATCACTGTCCAAATCCCGCTTTCAGACGGGCAGGTAATCAGTATCGTTTTCCATTCTCCTGACGACGATAATCTCAAAATTATGCCCGATGACAAGATCATCGCTTTCCGATGGCTACTGAACAAGCGCGATATTACACAAGCTGTTTCGCCTGAAGAGGACCGAGAGGTCTCCTTGGAGCAAATTTCAAAGCGGATTACTCAGATCGCGGCCAAGAACTCCGAACGATTCCAGAAACGCCAAAAAGAGGTGGGGAAACAAAAAGCCGAATTGAGGACGGCTCAGGCAGATCTGGAGATTACCTCGGCCGCACGGGATGACCTCATGATGGAAATCACGGCGCAAAGGGAAGACTCCGAGGACATGGATATGACCATCAAAAACGTACAGGCGCAACTTAGCGCGGCTATTGCGCTAAATGCGGATCTGCAAAAACAAATTGATGGCTGGAAGGCGGCGGAAGAAAAAGCGCGGGAGCAGGAAAAAGCGCGAGAGGAAGATGCCGCTATCGCCGCCCTTGAACGGGAGGCTCTGGACCTGGGAATGACGGAAGTGAATATCCAGGCAGTGATAGAAGATAAAGGGGTCGATGGACTCCGACGGATAATACAGGACTTGCAAACAAAGCGAGGATACGACGAAGAAGCGGCGGAAAGGCTTAGGCTTGCAAATATTGGCAGAGAAAAGATCCCTGGTATCCGTTTAGGGAATGCGGAATCGGCTGGGCGAGTATGGGAGTATTTCCAGAACGGGAAAATGACACAAGAAGAATGGGATAAATATGTAGACGACATGTATGTCCGTGGGTATGCGAACCGGCCGGAACCTACCCCGGAGCCCGGACCGGAAGTGGATGTCAAGATAAATGATATGGTGCGTTATGAAATGCCTGATGGGAAATCATATAAGGGTTGGATTAAAGAGATCACAAAAGATGATGTTTCTGGAAAGGTTCAGTATCAGATCCAAACAAATGCAGGGCAAAAAATCGCGGCATGGGCGCATGAAGGAACCATTACAAAATTATCAGAAGCGATGACCTCGGAAGAGTTGCAATTGCAATTCGATAAGGTCGAGCAAAAAATGGAGGCACGGGGATATGTCATAGATCCAAATGCCGGGGGCTCTGTGAGCGGACAATCCATCCATACCGCATTTGATCTGAAAGGCGAAAATGGCTTTGAGTCGCGAATCCAAGTTCATTTGTATCTCACTCCAATAGATAGCTCTTTCTTGGCAACTGTAAACAAAGAATCTAAATCCTTTTATGGTGAAAAATTCCATTCGGATATAGAAGCAGCCGTGGATGCTGCGATGGATTATGTCGATACATACAAGGGGATGGGCAACGTGAAACCTTCATTAGTCGAAAAGGTTCGGGCCAAATTTGAAAACCGGACTACAGCGAGTCTAAAGCGATCTCTCGAAACTAAAAAAGGCAATATTGACGATGAGAGCATCGAGTTTACGAGACGAATGGGAGAAGAGGGTAAAACGTGGAAATTTGATGGGAATGATAAGGTGGCTATATCCCACGCAAGTGAACCTACCCCCGAACCTGAGCCAGAGCCGGATCAGGAAAAAGCACCCGAGCCCACCCCAGAAACCGAAGAACCCGAGGCAGTCAAAATGCTGAACCGTATTCTTAACGGGGACCTGGATGACGACCCGGACGCCATTGACAGAGTACTGGACCAAGCAGCTGATGAGCTGGAAAATGCTGGCCGTATGGAAGAGTTTGACGATCTGCTAAACGAAGCAGCGGACCACTATACTGTGGTCCTTGAACAAATGAAGGAGGCAGCATAACTATGGGTTTATCTTTCAAGCAAAAACGGGAATTGCAAAAGGTCGTAGCGGCCAAGATGGACGAACTGAAGGCAGGGAACCTGTCATTTAAAGAGAAACGTGTAGCGCAGAAGGAATTGAAAGACACCTTTGAAAAACTGTCCGTGAAAATCAAAGAGAAAGACACGGGCGAAAACGAAAAGCTTAGGGAACTTGTGGCTGGAAAGTACAACAATCTGAAACCGTTGGAGTTTGTAGGTGTTTTGAAAGAAATAGTTTCGGAGATCAAAGATGTCGAGCCCATCAAACCCCCGACCATTAACTATTGTGATGCAAACCAGGATAAGATGGTCAAGGATGCGGATGCGGCGGTTATGGAAAGCGCCTTACGGGAACTGGTTAATGCCTACTAATCCGTCGATCAGAATTAAACCCTATACTGACCCGTCTTCATATCGACAACATATCAAGATCTCTGAGTCCGTAGGAGATATTCTTGACCTGTTTCGAAAGATTTTCCCTGATGTGAAGCGGGCGTATAAAATAGGGCTCGACAGGGTTGGCCTGGAAAGCGCCATGATTATGAAAAGGAAGTACACGGAATTCTATACGACAGAGCATCTTGAGCGCCGGTATCAGCTGGGCCATGATCTGAAAAATTTTGTGCAGGACCCAAATGCAGAAGCGATGACCGTGGTCGCCCGTGTTGATATTACGAAATTGAGGTATGACCTGGAATCCGTACCAAATCCTGAGCAAATTGGAACCATACTAAATCAAGAATTCTCGAAAAGAAGTCAAGAGGCGGTTTCTGAAGCAGATCTTGACGGGCTGCTGACACACGAAACAGAGATCCTGAAGAAACAGGATGAGATTATTAAAAAATTTGCACCACAGATAGACGCGGCCCGGGAGACGTATGTGGCAGGACTTGACGATTACGCTAACCGGCTTTCGGCGCTGAATACGCAATATGACCACCTCCGTGCGGAAGCAATTGATATTTCGTTTGATGCTCAAGAACATCAACGATATGAAGAGCTTAAATTGCAAGCAGGGGAAATTGCCGACGATATCGCGAAGTTACACGATGAAGCACTACGATTTGAGCTGAAAAATAAGCCCAAAGCACTCCATCTATTACAATCTCGGCAAGATAGGGAGCTCAGACCCTTATTGGCTCAACACCATGACGTGCAACGTGAATTTTATGCCCGTGTGGCAGATGAGATCTTGCAGGCGAGCCCGGTGTCTGAATCACAGGCCACAGTGTGGGCCGATGCCCAGGAGGTGAGCCCGGCCGCGGAAAGGCGACTTAAGACACAAGGGTATCTGATTGAAGACGTTCGCAAGGATATGGCCGAATTCTATCGGTTGACCGGAGGCCGCCTGCCTTATGTGTCTATTGTGACGGAAGGCAGGCGGAGAGCATGTGCCTGGATGAAGAACAACAAAGTTTCGATAGACGGAGATTTTAGCAAGGTAACTTTATTTCATGAAATGGCCCATCTACTCGAAAACGATCAACCGATAAAGATGTTGTCAAATCAGTTTTTGGCTAACCGTTGCGCTGGGAAATCCATCAAGCCCCTAAGCAAGCTGGACCCCGGAAAACGGTATAGAAAAGATGAGCGAGCTTATGAGGATGAGTTTTTTTCACCATACATTGGCAAGATCTATCCCGATGCGATCACCGAAGTGATGTCCATGGGCGTCCAGATGTATGCAAAACCTCAATCTCTCGGACGACTATATAAGGACGATCCCGAGATGTTCCATATAATCAACGGTCTTCTGCTTTCACCCCCCCCCATCAAAATGCTGGAGGAACGGGTTGAAATGGGGGGTAAGCACTTACAGAGAGTACAAAGAAAATCCGATTTTTACGATGAGTTATCCAAAAAATCCGGTTCCGGCAAATTCCTGGAAGGAAATGAACACAGGGTTCAGGTCATACCCATAGCGAAATTCGGCGGGAAGCGCCCTTCTCACTACAGAGTACATGCCAGTGTGAATGAGAATCCCGATGAGATGGTACGACTGTTGTTTGGGACCAAGAGTAATGCCTATGGGTTTGCATACCTGTGGTTGTTAGATAATCATACGCATACTAAACAGGCGTTATATCAACTCATGGAAACCGTCTTGAAAAGCATTGTCCCCAATTGGTACAAAAATCCCGAAAACCCAAAGAGCCTGGACCATATACCGGAGTTGCCGTAATGGAAATAGAAATTAAAACGCCATATCTTTTTATAGTGCAGGCCCCGTTAGGTGATGTGCTGATAAAACTGCCTGTAACGGAATGGCATATCGCGAAAGATGTCGAAATGAGGGGTTCAGGGATAGCTGTCAGGATGCTAAGGGAAGATATGCAAAGCGCCATTGGTATGTACGGCACTCTGGTAAATATTGATCGAGCAACCCCTATGGGCATAAGCGCGGCACTTGCAGATTTATCGCAGAGGAAGCTTATTATCAGCTTTTCAATTATTGGCTACGTCCCGAAGGAATCCCCGGCCCAAGTGGGCGATGACGGGGAAACCCGGGAAGAAGAACGGGACGATGATGGTATAAAAGAATAACACCATAAAAAAGGAGAATTACAAAATGTTGAAATCAACCATTACAGTTGTGAATGCCGGTGGAGAGGCAGAAGATATCATAGGTAAAGGGTTTCATGTGTATTGTGCAGGGAATGCAACCACGACCTTTGACATTGATTCGAGTTTGGCCGCGGCCGCTGTTTTGAAAATTAATAGTGAATCCAATTTATTGTCTGCATCGGCTGGGGCCGCAACTGATGACGGCGTAAACCCGGACCCGTTGAGCAATATCCCGTATTTTGAGAAGGGGGAAGCGGGTGGGGTCGCGTCTCTGGACTCCGATGGCCATGTGATCGAACCTCTCGCTGTGGATAGCGAAGAAGAGAACCTTCTGAAACGTGAACTGAAGGCGGGGGAGTCCTATTCCGGGACCGTAGCCGCCCTGATCGCCAAAAATTATATGGAGGACGATAGTGTTGTCGTTGACTCCGACGAATTCGCTGGCCTTGCTGTTTTCCTGAAGCAGTTGGCTGCCTTGGCGGGTGGTGCCAAATCTGCCCTTTTGTCCCTCCATCAACATTCCGGAAGTTCTGTTGTGATTGATTTCGGATTGCGTCTCTTTGGAAATCTGGACGTTGGTATCCAATTGACCGGTGGGGAAAGCGCTATTGGGATGGACCTCAGTAATCAAACCATTACCGAAGCTGACTTTAAGAACTCCGCAGGGAAACGGACAGCCTATAACACAGCGGCCCCCGACAGCGGCGCATGGGTGCAGGGCGATATCGTCTTCAATACGGCCCCCACGGCTGGCGGGAATATTGGATGGGTATGTACAGAAGCCGGGGAGCCAGGGACCTGGAAAACCTTCGGTGTGATAGAAGGGGCAGAATAAGCGGAGATTATAGGGATGTTTGTTAGCCCAAAAGCGACCCAAATTTTTGAAGGGGCCTCATACCTACAGGGCCTCAAGCCTACCGAAATGGTCATGCCTGCTCAGGACAATCTTCAGTGGGTCCTGGCCAGGCAGGCAAACTATGTAGATGCCATGTTCCGGCCGGATACGGGATGGATCGCCTTTTTGTGGGGGCGAGCGGGTTCTAAATCCTCCGACTATATGGACGGGTACGGCATTGCTAATATTCTTGCTAAGGGGGGTGCTTCCACGGAAGATGATCTTATGCAGGCCGTGGAATCCCTTGCGAGAGGCCGCATAAAGCGGAAGTACGGTCCTCCCGGGAACAAACGCATAGAGATCATATGGCAGGGTTTTATCTCGCTTTTGGCATGGCATAGGGGTCGAAAAACCTGGTACCTGGCCGGGTGGCCGGGTTTGGTTGTGGAACCGGAAGAGGATCCTGTTATCGAATCGGCCAAGATCGACCGTGAGGCCGATAATGCCGCGTCTTCGCCGAAGAACGATGAACCCGAACCCACGGAAGCGCAAAAGAAATCTGGGAACTACAAGAAAGGCCATGTCAGAATCTTGGGGCTGGATATCGCCATTGAGAACCCGGCAGGGTCCGACCGATCCGGGACAGACCAAAACGGGAAGAAATGGACTTCGAAGATACATCACCACTATGGTTATATCAAGCGCAGTGAAGGCAATGACGGTGACCATGTAGACGTGTTTCTTGGACCGGACCCAGAAGGCGCTGACAAGGTGTTCGTCGTGAACCAGATCAATCCCGAAACAAGGAAGTTTGACGAGCACAAGTGTTTGATGGGATTCGAGACCGAAAAAGAGGCTAAGGCAGCCTATCTATCCAATTATGAGAAAGGTTGGAAGGGATTGGGGAGTATGGCCGAAATGACGGTTGATGAATTCAAGGACTGGCTAAAAGCCGGGAATACCAAAAAGCCTGTTGGGGATGCGGTACTGGAATCAGCGGGTGATTGGAAAACCCAAATTCGAAACGCGAAAACCCTGGATGATATCCTGGTGGTTTTTGACGGGTTGTTTGGATGGGACACTCTGGTTCGTGAAACCCTTAAAATTCTTTCCAAGCTGGAACGAACATTAAAAAAAGACAAGGGCTTTGAGATAGAAAATGCTTTGTACTCCGAACTGGAATCGCATATCAGAAAATTAAGAGACCAAGATGCATTAGACGAAAACACTATTAAAAAAATAGAGAATTCAGGGGTTTATGATTACGACAAGGAATCTTTTTTCAAGATTGTAGGCAGGAACGAAAAACCCTGGAAAAAAATAATCCGTGGTGAAATGGGTAGCAACCCGGATAACGAATCGAAAGCAGCGTTGGAGGCGCTGTTGGTTTTCGTAGAAGCAGCAGATAGGGCGGAAGAAGCAGGTTACGGACCCGTCAGTTACACCGAAGACGGCGGAATTATGATTAGTGATCTGTCTCCCAACTATCTTTTCGAACCCAAGGAAAAACTGCAATCACGTCTACTTGGATTACAAGCAATTGCCCCCGACCAAGTGAAGGCCCTCATTACTCATGACTTGAATAGTGGTGAAATTAAAAGCATCGAAAAAGTTTTGAGTGCGATAAGGGGAGAATCACTGAAAGAAAAACCCAAACAACCCTGGGAGATGACAAGTGAGGACTTTGCAAATATCCAATTTGCTACGAATCTATCTCTTAAAAAAGATAAGTTCCCTGCCTACAATCGTTACACAAAAGCTAAAAGGGATGCAGTTATCGCAATGTCGGATGTTATCAGTGGTTCACCTTCCGGTAGCCAGGCAAATGAAAGGGCAGTTAACAAAGCGGCGCAAGAAGCAAGAGAAGAGATTGATGCAGCGTTTAGTGACGGATCGTTTGACCTTTTGACCCTCTCTCATGAAGAACAAGTAACCATGGCATATCAAATGGGAAAGGACATCCCTGAATCAGTTTTAGCCGAATACCCGAACATCAAAAAACTGCGTGACCTGGATAACAGCCCTCCCCCGCTGCGAAAAGTAGGCGAAAAACAAGACATATTGGGATTGAAAGATGCGGTTGTCACGCATGCGATCCGCTTAGATGACGTGGATTACGAACTTTACAAGGATGAAAAGACCGGCACCGGCGCATGGCGGATATTTGATGCAGAGTCCGGGAACGTGGTCGGGATCGGAAAACACCCTGAATTTTTAAAGTCCCTTGCCAAATATGCCGAAATGGTCAATCAAAACGGCGGGACCCTCAAAGAAGCAAGGCAGGAAAAAGGGCCCCGCTTCAATATCGGGGATTATGTCCGACCCACGAAAGAAAGCGGCCTGAATCCTGAGTTTTGGGGCGGTGAAATCACCCATATAACCAGGAGTGAGGGTGTGGAATACATTGCCGTGAACGGTCAAGGGCAGCATTACCCTGAAACAGACTTCGAGAGGTCCCAAAAGCCTACCGTAAAATCCATGGTCTCCGGCATGAAGGCCATAGTCTCCCTGGAAGATGAAAGGCTGCAGGATGTACCTGAAGGCTGGATTATTATGAATGCCCCAAGGCCTCTTATAGGGGATAAGGAATGGCAGGGGGATTTCCGCCATGGTGTGTTTTATGCGGCCATTGACCCGAATAACGATGAACCCCCTGGCGCGGAATGGCGAATCCAGCAAAATAAAGATTTGGATGGATGGGTTCTCAAATGTGTGTCGCAGGAGGAAGTTAACGCATATGTCAGGGCGAAAGCTGCCGATCTCAATAGTGACGCTGATGTAATCGAAGCATTCATGAGAAACAAGGATTCGGTAAGACAATCATTTTTTCACGACTTTGAAAACAAGACCTTCCAGGAAGTGGAAGAACTATTAGGCCAAAGGAACATTATGGAATCAGCAGAGACTATCTTTGAAATGGCAGATCCGGATGTAATTGATTCTTCCAACTGGGAATATGCCTTGGACGAAGCCGATAGTTTTTATGATATTTCTAACATTTTCAAAATTTTGTTTCGGGTGCCCACAGATGCGGAGGCGTCTCCCTATTTCGAGGCCACTGACCGCAGCATTATCGTGCCGATTGATAAATTGGTTCGGCGTGAAAAGCCGACCCCTAAACGTCTTGAACATGCCCACCAATACATGAAAGACGTCCAGGCAGGGACCGGAAAAAAGCGCGGCCCTATTCATGCCCTGGCTATGGGAAACGGGAAATATAAGATCCTGGACGGCAACACGACATTGCAGGCACTCAAAGACCTTGGCGAGGGGCATGCGGTTGTCGAGGTCAAGAAAACCTTGAAACAGCAGGGCGTCGAGACCATGGACGATCTGTATGAGCAGGCAGCCGAAGCGCAACCCCTGTTCACGGATTTCATGGAAAAGTGGGGTGCCAAAACCGGCGGCAAAGTGATGATAAGGCCGGGGCTGAAAAGCAAGAAACGTTCCATAGAAAAGGTTAATGCGGATAAGCACGGAACCTTTGCTGGGCTGAAAGACATCCTGGCCGGGACGTTGGTGTTCGATACTGTCAATGAGACAGCAAGGGCGTTCAGGATGCTGGAACATGAAGACTGCGTTTTCCGGCTCAAAAACCGTTACGAAACACCCCTGCCAAGTGGATATCGGGATATCTTCATGAACATTTCTCTCCCAAACGGTCACATTGCAGAGTTGCAACTAAACACGCAGTCAATGATCGATGCCAAGGAAAAGGGGTTGGGGCATGAGATTTATGACATAACAAGACAGCTATCCCCGGTTGCGGAAAAGGCAGAGGGGGATACCCGGTTTGTGGCGCGGGGAGTGATGGAAGAATTAAACGATTTAAGTCGGAAGGTTTATGCTGAAGCGGCCCGCTCTTCCTCCTCTTCCCGTGTCAAATCGTCTGCTAAAACTTTAGCTTCTGTCTCGGAAATGACGCGAGAGTTTGACCTGATCCTGAAAGCCATGTCAGGATCATCAACTTTAGCCCAAGTAGACCTGTCGCTTCCCCCCATGGAGAATGTCTCCCAAGAATCCTTATCAAAGGCGAAGGGGGACTCTTCATCGTACAATAAATATTCAACCATAAGTTTTCCTCCCGGTGATAATGTTACAGAAAATCTAACAGAATCAATGTCGAAAGTCAAGCACATTGTAGGGAATCCGACATCTGCTTTTTTGTTCGACAATACGCCTGTCAAGATGCAATACGCGATTGTGGAAGTAGGGGACTTAAAGACTTCCCATGATGACAGCATGGCATTATCCAAGGATTATCCTCAAGAAGTACAACCCCGGCAACGTGACCGGGGGGCTATGCAGCTACAAATTAAAGAGATGGCAAACAAGCTAAATCCCGAAAGGATGGCGGCGAGCCCCCAAGCATCGACCGGTGCTCCTATTGCTGGGCCGGATTTGGCAGTGGAATCCGGGAACGGGCGAACTATGGCGCTCCGGGCCGCCTATAGCGTTGGGGAAAAGGGGAAGGAATACCGTGAATGGCTAATCCAACACTCTCAAGAATTCGGCATGGCCGGAACTGACGTGGCGAACATGGAAATGCCTGTCCTGGTGCGTATGCGCGTGGGGAAAGTGGCGGATCGTGCTCAGTTTGCGCGGGATGCCAACAAAGACGAACTGGCGCAAATGTCACCCGTTGAGGTTGCCAAGATGGACGCAGAGACCCTCACGGAATCGGATCTTTCCATATTCGCGCCTTCCGAGGACGGCAACATAGCGGCTTCTTCTAATACGGCTTTCATTAAACGATATATCCAGAAATTAGGGGTAAACGAGTCGGCGGGATACTTGACGGCGGACGGACGGCCCACGAAACAGTTGATTGACCGGATTCAGGCAGCCATTTTCCAAAAAGCCTATGAAGATGAGTCTGTGTTGGCCCTGGTAGCAGAAGAGACCAACCCGGATCTACGAAACATCCTGAACGGCCTCACGTTTGCGGCAAAAGATTTCGTGAAAGCCCGGGCGTTTGCAGAAGATTTTGACGGGATCGATATTCCTAAACATGCGATTGCAGCCGGGGCGCTGGTGCGAAAATCCCGTGAAGAGAATGTCGTAATCGATGAAATTTTATCCCAAGGGGGCCTGTTTGGGGATATTCCGGAAGGGACAGAGGCGTTTGCGCGGTTTATTGACAAGCATATCAGAAGCGGGAAACGGATCGGCAGGGTGCTCCAGGTGGCGGCGGATATCCTCCAGGATCATCTATCCATGCGTGATCAAGAGTCCTTGTTCGAAAAACCAGCACCTCCCACCGAGGTGGAAATCATCAATCGGGCGATTGCACAAGTGGAAGAAGAATACTCAGATAAAAACGGAAACCTTTTTGAGTCGGCAAGCGGAGAACTGTCAATGAAACAGGATGATCCCATTTTTGAAACATCCGGCATAGTGTCATGGTCAATCCCGATAAAAAGAGCGAAAACCCTGGATGACATCAAGTCTGTGTTCGTCAGGCTGTTTGGCGTCGCGGCCATGAAAATCAAGAAAAGCATCACCGACTACAAGGATGATGGAAATAGCGATTACGGTCTGAAGATGAAAGGGAAAAAGGCCCGTGAAGAGTTGAACACCAAGGCACGTGAAATCATTGCGCGTGTGAATGATCCGGGAAAGCTGACGCAAGAAGAAATCGGGATTCTGAAACAGTATTCTGGGAAGGGTGGTCTGACAGAGAACTCGCAATATGAGTATTACACACCTACCCATGTGGCCGAAGGGGTGTGGGATGCCATTTTGGCGAACGGTTTCGAGAACGGAAATATCCTGGATCCATCGACAGGGGCTGGCGTGTTTTCCGGGACCAAACCCAAGGGCGCTATTATGACCGGGTGCGACCTGGATTCAACGGGATCGAAAATCGCACAACTTCTGAATCCTGAAGATAGTATCCAAAATAGGCCCTTTGAACAGCTTGTGATGGAAACCCCGGATGATACCTTTGATGGGTGTATCACCAACGTGCCATTCGGGGATGCCCGGGGGGCCTGTGCTCATGATGATCCGGCGTATAAAAACGAAAAGCGGATCGAGCGATATTTCATCCTCCGTGCCCTGGACAAAATTAAGCCAGGAAAGCTGGCGTGTTTCGTGGCACCGGTCAATATCGTAGGGGCTAAGGGTGGGAAATGGACGCAATTTCGTACAGCGGTATCGAAAAAGGCGGAATTCCTGGGCGCGCACAAACTCCCCAGCAAGACGTTTGCGGCCCAAGGGACGGATACTGTAGTTGATATCGTGGTGTTCAAAAAACACCCCAGGGATCTCCTGGAAAAGATTGATAGCATCCACCTGGAAACCCTGCAGGAAGCCAGTGTATTGTGGGATCAGTTTATATCCGGGGAATACTGGAAGGGTGAAGGCCGGAAATACATTATGGGCAAGTACACCCCCAAAGTTGAGGGAGATCGTTGGAGCAGGGAAACAGTCGATGGAGATATTGATAACGAGGGCCTCAAGCGCAAGCTTGCAATACGGTTCTCCAGCCGGATTGATTGGGATGCTCTGGAAATAGCGGAACCCGTGGTAAAGAATTATGCCGAGGGAGATCGGCGCATTATCAATAGTGAAGAGTACGAACTGCAAGCCGGTGACTGGGTGAAAATCCATAAGGCGGGATCCGGCGACGGCATGGTGTTGGAGGCGGCCAAGTATGGCGCAAAAACGTATGGTGAATTGGAAAGCATTCTATCATCCCCTAAAACGGCCTTACAGCTCACGGCGGATCAGGCGTTTGCCTCGTGGAAGGCCTTCCCGGACCTCATGAGCCCCTTCCATGCACAATCGATTGAATTTGCCATGTCTCAACCCAGGGCTGAATTCCGCGAACAGGTCTGGCGTGGATCGGTTATCGGCGGCATGATCGGTCGGTTGAAGGCGGCGGCGGAGGGTGATGATGCGACTGATGCGGACGCCATGCGGTCCGAATTGCAGGATATTGTTGTGGCGGAAGTCGAGAAATACGGCCACCCGAAGAACAATAAGGGTTTGGTCCTGACCGGGGAAAGCTCACGGATGTTTGGCTTATTTCTGAATGCGATGGACGAAACCGGGAATTTTTCAGACCTGCTATCCGGCCAGGTGGCGAACGATCACATGGAATTTGACGTAACCAATCTGCGGTCGATTGTAGAACACCTGAATATCCGGGAGGGTATTGAGAACATCGAACTGGAGGATGTACAAAAATTATATGCGGGGAATCGCAAAATCGAATCCCTGGGGGATATCGCAGAAGACGATGCCGTGGCTGTTACCCCGGAAGGCATGATTATGCCCCTGGGCCGGTACTGCAGCGGGGACATTTATCCGAAATTGCAGGAAATGACAAAAGCTATGGCCGATGAAACAGACCCCCGGATTACGGCCAAATACCAAAAACAGATCGATTACATCATGAAGCGGCGGAGAAGCACGAAATCGGAGGACATTGATTTTGGTCTGAGGCAAAAATGGTTCAGCCGGAAATACGTAGTGGATTTTCTCCGAGACAACGGATATCCGAGTATACGATATGGTGTATGGAAGAAAATTGAGGAGGAGGACCCAGTTACCGGTGAGAAGACGTTAAAAGACCAGTTTGTTGAAGACCCCACCGACCCGTTTGGGAAATTTATTGGGTATGAAACCGCTTCTGGTTGGATGAAGCAGCTCAATAAGTACCTGAACGGCAAAAATGTCACATCATCCAAGAAAGATACCAAAGAGGCATACCAGGGGAACGCAAGGGCGCTTGAGGAACAATTCCAGGTGTGGATGCAGCAGCATGGGGATATCCTTGAACTGGTAGAGAGGTATAATCAGAAATTTAATGGATATTTGGAACATGAATATGGCGGCGTAGGACTGAAACTTAAAGGGGTTTCTCCGCAGGTGAAGCTCCACGATTTCCAATCGGCGGCCATACAACGGCTGTCGGAAGAGGGCCGGGGATGTTTGGCCTTTGACGTGGGACTCGGAAAGACCTTCTCTGCCTTGGGCCTTTACGCCTACAACAAACAGATGGGCCGGTCAAAAAAGACCTGTATCGTAGTTCCGAATGCCGTGTTAGCCAACTGGTATCATTCGTCCAAGAAATTCTTAGGGAACCATGATGGCGTGCTCACAGTCGGTTTTAAACCGAAAACCGATAAGGATGGCAATATTAAGCGGGAGGTTGTGAAAGACGAGCGGGGAAACCCGAAAAAGAACAAGCATACGGGGGAACTGGAGTACCGTGACGCGCTGGTCCGTACAGACAGCAAGGAACAAGTATGGGAAGATATGTGGAAAATACCCCAGGGAAATTACAGTTTAGTCATTATGACAAAAGAGAAGTATGGCACCATTCCCATGCGGCCCAGCACGAAGCGCGGGTTTGCTAACAAGATGGTTGACAGGGCGCTAATCAGCGAAAAGCAGGCGGATAAGGCGGTCAATGAAAACAGCCAAGGTGCTGCTGCTGGTGGTGGGCGTGAACGCAGCCGATCCTATCAAGGCGATAAGGACCGGTTGAACCTGGCGCAGAAGTATTCCGATGAAGGCACCCAGAAGAAGGGTGAACTTCCGTTTTTTGAGGACATGGGTTTCACTGATGTGATTGTAGACGAGTGCCACGAATTCAAAAATTCCTATGAAGCAGGTGAGAACACTAAACAAATCGCCTACCTGCCAACAGCGCCTTCTGCACAACGAGCCCTCGACATGGCGATGAAAATGAACTACCTCCGGGGTGCCAACGGCGGTCGGGGGGCATACCTGCTATCGGCCACTCCTGTGACCAACAGCCCATTTGAAATCTATAATATACTGTCACTGTGCTGCCCTATAGATGAATTTGAGCGATTTGGCATCTATACTGTGGATGATTTCGTGCGGGTGTTTGGATATATCGAAATAGTCGATAAAGTAAAGGTTTCCGGGGACGTGGCGAGCGTGGAGGGTTTGACCGGTTTTCAAAATCTGGACGGTCTACGAAACCTGTACCACAAATACACCATTATGAAGAATGCACAAGACGTGGATTTGCCCTTACCTCCTCACGACGAACACAACGACATGGTAGATCTGACGGATGAACAACAGGCAGTGTACGACGAACTTAGGGAAAGGGCTAAGGCTGCTGCAAAACCCGGTTCCGAGGAAAGCATGTTTACGGTGATGCGCGACATGGACAGGGTGACTACAGACATGGACCTGTATCATCACACCATGACTTTTCATTTTGCGGTGAAAGACAAGGACAAGGTGGACGCCATTATTGACAAGATGCCAAATGCAATTACGGCCAAAATCGTAGAAGAAGGCGAGCGGATAACACAGAATATCCCATTTGAGCACTCGACCCGGATGGAAGGGGATACCTATGTGTTGGTAGTGCCGGAGGATTTTGAAAATCTGATTGTCTCAAAATTCCCCGAGATGCACATTGATGAAGCTGACGTCGGGCACCCGATAACCCCGAAATACGCCAAGCTGGTTGAGAGATTGAGAAAGCATTTTGAGGAGAAGGGAAAGCAACTTGTGTTCACGGAGGAAAAATCACAGCATGATAAAATACGGCGGTTGATTGTGAATGAGGTTCCCCTCTGGAAAGATGTGATAGGCATTATAAATGCGGATACTGCCAACGGCGCGAAGCTGCAACAGATATCCAACCTGTATAACAGCGGCAAGCTGAAAATCATTGTGGCGAACAAAAAAGCCGAGGTGGGGGTGAATCTGCAAAAAGGGACCACTGCTGTACACCACCTGACCCTGCCATGGACCCCGGCCAGCATCCAGCAGCGCAACGGGCGCGGCGTCAGACAGGGGAATACGGCAGAGCATATTGATATTTACTACTATTTAGGGAAAGGATCATTCGACCAGTACCGTCTGGATCTTTTAAAGAAGAAATCCAATTGGATGACGGAGTTGTTTAAGGGCAAGGGCGCGCGGGCCGAAAACGCCAATGCGTTGGATCAGGACGATTATGTGGACATGCTGGATGCTGACCCGGAAGAGGCTAAAAAACACCGGATGGAAAAGCTGGCAAAAAAGGCGGCGGAACGGAAGGCCCGGGAAGCTATGATATCTGTCAACAGCCTGCAGGTGTTGGCCAGTGCTTCGCACACGCTCCAAAATCTGGATGCGACTAAAGAGGCGGATCGGGCCAAACTGGAAAAGAATATCCAGGTCCGGGAAGAGAAATTGCGGAAGTATGAGGTGCGGGTTGCGGATATATATGAAGGTGAGAAAATCCGGGCGAAGCTGAGAGGGCTAATCGAAACAACCAAACGGTCCCTGGATAACGCTAAAAACCGTTTATCAAGCCTGGATGTGGATTACGCTAAAAAGAAAACCACCCTGGAAGCCCGTGTCAAGCAGGTGTCGGGAATGTTGCGTCACAGAGCACAGAAAGAGGGTCTTCCGTTTGACGAATCCCTAATTGACCATCCTGAAAACGCGGTGGCGTCCTTGACCGGCGTGGTGGTGGCAAAGGGGGATACCTACGAAATCCTCACGGCGGATGACAACGACCATGCAGCCCCCCGGTTGCGGCAAATGTATGGCGGGAGGCTATTGCAAATCACCGAAGTGAACCCAAAACAGAAATGGATTAAGTTTGAAAGTGTGACGAATTACATCAATATACCCCAAGAATATCAAGAGGGTAGCGGTAGTGTAACGCCTATTGGCATGTGGCCCGCGAAAGATATGAAAAAGGTTTCGTATTCCGAAGACGAAATCGCACTGAAAAAGATGATGAGTCAGGAATGGCATTATATTGATCTGGTCGAGGGGAAGCTCAGTAAGGAGTTATTCCTGGATCACGTCCATGAAATCAATATTGCGCGACAAGATGATTGTCTGGTGCGCACCAATGATGGACTGGATGCAATGGGATTCAGCGAAATTGAAGATAAACGCCAAATTGTGTACCCGGAACCCCAGGATGAAAATTTCCGGAAAGAAGTCTGTGAGATGTTCCTTGAATATCAACGGAAAAACCTGGTGAAAGGTAGTGTACTATATGTGATGAACGTGCTTTTTGGCAGCGATTGGCGGCAAACTGCTATGTCATACGGCACAATGGCGACGGAAACGCAACTGCGGACGGCCGCGGCCGAGGCCTTGCGATATGTCATGGACGAACTGCTTCCAGACGATGATGGGTCTGTGATGATCGTTAAAGCACGGATGAACAAGCTAAATGAGAAATATCATGAAGGTTTAGCTCTTGCCCAAAAAAACCTGGCGGGGGCCGTAGACAACCTGGATGCGCTTGACGACATTTGGATGCAGTTGCAGCACATTGAAATCGACAAGATGATGCTGGAGAAAGAGCGGCGGGAAGAGGAAGAGAAACGGAAGGCGTTTGAAGATCTGAAAAAAGACCCGAACTATAAGGAAGTCCCAGCCAATGTTGCCGATGCGTTTCAGAACCTTGGAGTTACGGTCAAAACGAACATGACAAATATGGTGGCACCGGGATTTAAGGGAAGACGCGGCACACAGTATGAACCCTTTGCGCGATGGTTTTTACAAGACGTGCATGCTAAATCCGGCAAACTTTTCCGAGCTAAAGATATACTGAAAACGCGATATCGGGCGAGTTTCTTTAAAAATGCAGACGATAATTTTCAGGGGGCCTGGTGGCATATTCCAAGCAGCGTCGATCTGAAAGAAGTCTATGAACTCTTAGAGTAGGAGGCGAAGAATGAGGATTCAACAGCCCACGAAAGACGAACTGACCCCATTTTTTATTGAAGCGACCGCAAATCAGACCGCGGCCGAATGGGAAACGAAAATGTTGAGCGGGATCGCTGGCATCCTGCGAAAACAGCCCTTGCGTTATCGGACCTATGGCCCGTATTGGTGGCTGGTAAAGGCGATATTGATTGATCATGGCATCACTGATTTTGGGGGACATATTGACCAAGAATGGTTTGATGCTCTGGATTATGGCGATCCCGTCTACAATCTTTTGGCGGCATGGGCATATGAAGATACGCGATTTATGCCAGGGCAAATGGCGGAGAATCCTTACCACGCTTTGGAAACTGAGGACGGAGACTCGATTGATTATACCTCCGGCGATGAGGAAATGGAAATACGGGCGTTATCCAAAAATATAAGGAGAAAATAAAATGATAACACAACTCAAAATCACGAATTACAAATCGTCTCCCGTTGTTTTTCGAGGGACCGGCTTTTATATCAATATTCCGGGTGATGCGGTGGAACTTGAGGCCCAAATTCCATCCGAAAACGCATCTGCGAATATCCAAAATCTGGAGGTTGAACACCCGTATCTGTCCATTACAGCCCTCGGGGTGGAAGAGGGTGTCCCAACAAATGATACCATCTATGTTGCCCCTGATTACCTGGTTGACGAAAACTATCAAGGTGTTTGGGATGCCAGTTCGGGCGAGGACCCGCACGAATTACCGGAAGCTGGATGGTATTGGCGCGTGACGGTCCCTGGGTCCCATCCCCTCGATGGCATTGCATCCTGGGATGCTGGAAATCATGTCAAGTGGAACGGCGAACGATGGATAAAGATTATCACATGGGTGCAGGCGCACGAAAAGTTGTCTGGCATGCTGGGGGGGGCAATCAATGAGCATTATCATTTAACGGCCGAGGACTACGCCATGGTCGCAGCTCAGGGTCAGACGTTATCACCCGATAGCAGCCCTACCTTTGCAGGTCTCACAGTCGAGAATTTCACGCTGGATGGCGGCGTTTTGGGGGAATAAGCTATGATTGTATCAAACGTTAAACTGGAAAATTTTAGCGGCGGTGAGAAACATATAGTAGCACAATACACGGATATCGTCATACCAGCGTTTGCATTCGGGGAAGATGCGATAATCGGTCAGATCCCAGCGGATATTGCGGTTGATGTATTGTCTGATTTTGTAGAACGATGTCCTACTGTAAAATATGTAATATTGGGGAATGAAGACACAGAAATAGTTGCTCAAAACTGGGACGGCGGGGTTTTGCCGCGAATAATCGAAGGAGGTCAATTGTAAAATGAGCCATGTAATTAAGTTTAAACGAGGACAAGCGGATGATGTAGACGCCTACACACCGGTCGAAGGGGAGCCCGTATTCGATCTGGAACGTAAAGAGCTTCGTGTAGGGGACGGGTTAACGGTAGGTGGGCATGTTCTTGGGAGAGCGGTTTCCCTGGATTCGCAAGTTGTAGATACGGGGGTAATTGCTGTTGATACAATTGTCGATACGGTAGCCCGGGGGGCTATTTGGCATTACGTAGTAGACAAGGGTGATGGGGCCAATATGCGGACCGGTCGAATCCAGGCATGTTGGGATCGAGAAGAGGACGGGGCCATCGCCCCGATACCAGAGGAAGCCAGCCCGGATATCGGCACAACTCTGGAAGCGGTATCATTTTCAATTGAAAAAGATGGCCATGACGTCCAACTGAAATGCGAAGCGACCAGCGATGATTGGACGGTGGATCTCACAAGAATTCTTATCGGTTAAGAAGGAGAAAAAACGATGAACAGAAAATTGATAATTTCTTTGATGGTAATCCCCCTACTTTTTGGAGGATTTGCATATGCGGAAACTAAAACTCTTTTGGGTGATCTTCGGATTTACAACCCAGATCCTACGATATTTTTGTCTCCCCCCACAACCGGGGAGACAAAAGCATGGATCGGGATACGTGAGGATGCCGGGGGTGACAACAACGATTCTATAATGTTTGGAATTGGCAACGATAAAGCCTCGGGAGAGATTGTTGAAATCGACAAAGACGGTAACATGACATCTACAACCATTGACACCGGTCAGGGTGCCAATGAAGTCTATGCTATGGACCAGGACCTGGAGACGACTGATACACCGGAGTTTGTTGGGGTGACGTTGTCAGGTGTATCAGCGTCATTGCCCGT